TCCTGTCCCATAAATATACCTACCTTCCTGTGGTTTGTCAACTGTTAAGCTATAGCTTAACATTTGACGGTGATTTGTTAAGCTATAGCTTTACTCTGCCAGCTTCAGCCCCCTGTACTTCTCGTTTTGCGCCGCTAGGCGCGCCTGCTGCGCATCCCACGCCTCTTTCTTCTCCGCGAGGATGCGGAACCCGGTGTGCACGTCGTTGAGTGCCTGCAGCCTCTGCCACCAGAACTCACGTTTCTCTGGCGTTTCAGCCGTGCGCAGGTTGTACACGTACTCGGAGTCGAGTGCTTGGAACATCTCCGTGAAGATGTCTTGCTTCAGGTACGAAGCGGCCTGCTGACACTTCTGGTATAGCTCCTCGGTCATCTCGTTACTTACTTCCGCCATCGGACTTTCCTTTCATTTTCGCCTTGTCGAGTTCGACCTTGTACTTCAGTTCGATCTCTTTGGCGCGCAGGTAAATGTCTGCCTGAATCCGCTCGCGCTCGCGCTCCTCTTTCGCCATGTTCTCCTCGTGCGTCCACTGTGCCTTCTGCTGCTCCAGTTGGGCGTCGATCTGCACCTTCTGAGCCTGCGCGTTCGCAAGGATCTCTTCGGGCGTCGGCTTCGGTTCGGGCGGTTGAACGTCGAACTCAGGGTCCATTGGGTTGAAGAACAGCGTCGAGTCACGGAAGCCCGCCGTCGCCGCGAACTTGTGCAGCGTCTGCGCGTACTGTCCGTACTTCACGAACGGGTTCCCCGGTCCCATTTGCTGAATGATCTGCTCCTGCTTGCCCGCGATGGCGGCAAGCGCTCCCATCCTCTCCTCCGCGAGCGTGTGACCAACTGCGACGTTGATCGTCACGTCCATGTCCGCGTCCCATGCACGCGGATCTACCTCAACGAACTGGTTGTTGAGGCGCACCATGCGCGACTTGCTCTGGTGTCGCACAAGTAAGCGCAGAAGGCCGCGCATGAGTTGCTTCATGCCTGTCTCGGCTAGCATTCTGGCGTACAACTCTAGCCGCTGTTGCGCGCCACTAACCGAAGCTGCAACGGCGGTTTGAGTGCTGGACTGCAATGAGTCGGGGTCGAGTCCCACTGCGCCCTTCGCGACGCCCACGCGTGCGGCCTTCATGTCGTCGAAGTACGTCAAGAACGGCAACGAGTACTGCCCCACGAACTCGTGGTCGAGCGTGCGCACCATGTTGGGGTTGCGCTCGCGGATGACCGCGCCGATCTCTGTGTTCATGATGTCTGCGATGCTCGCCTGCCCCTCGACCGCGACGGTGCGCGGGTGGAGCGAGAACGCGAGCGAGTCGAGTGAACCGCGCAGCACCTTCGTCTTCGAAAGCTGCAGGTCGAGCGTGCGGTCTGCGACGTCCATGCCCTGCATCTGGTGCGGCTCGGGGTCCACCTCGAACATGGCGAACGGTCTGTCCGGCGCGGGCTCGTCCCAAACGAGTTTGGGGCTCGTGCCGACGAGCACCATCTTGCGGTGCTCCGTTATACCGTCGTTGTCCACGTCCATGTAGATGTAGATTTCGTAGTACGGAATCTTGCGATTCGGACCACTTGCTTCGTTCACCGGCAAGTTGCCACCGGGGTTACGCGCGAGCGCTTCCGGCGTGCTGCCAAGCTCTGTGACGCTCGGGCCGGTGCCGCGCATCTTGTGCCCGCTGTCCAACTCGGTCAAGATGTCCTCGGGCACGCCCATCGCACGCAGGTCGGAGAGCGTCTTGTCCTGCCGCTGCCCAACCATGATTGCATCTTCCATGCTGCGCGCATCCGGCGAGTAGATGAACTCCTCGGGCGGAACTACCGCGAACTTGATCTTGCCGTCGCGGTTGAAGCGCTTCACTTCGATGTCGTAGCAGATTGTCGGCTGCGGTGGTTGCGGAGGCTGCAAGCCCAACTGCGCGGGGCTCTGACCGCTCGCGATGATCTGGTCGTACTGCTTCTGCTGCTGCATGTACGCGACCACTGCACGCGGATCGGTGTACTCCTTCTGCTCGGTGATTTCGTACTCCACGTCCTCGTCGGCTTCGAGCAGATACAACTGCTCCTCGGTCACGTTCGAGAACTCGTAATTCTCAACGTGCACCGTGTCATCCCACCAATACTTGATTACGCCACCGCGCCGCAGCATCGCATCCTTGATTGCGTTGTGCACCTCGATGACGCCACGGTTGTCGTGCTCGATGACGAAGTTGACATACTCTGTCGCCAGCCGTGCAGACGGTGCTTTGTCCGCCGTGCGCGGGTTGAACTCCACCACGCGATCCGGCCCGAAGAACAGACGCATGAATGACGGCATCAACGCGTCAACTGTGTCCTTGAGTTCGGTCGAGACGACTTGCGCTCGCCCTTCCTCTTCGTCTCCGAGTGGGCGACCGTAGTAGTAATTCGTCGCTTGCTCCCGGTGCGGAGCCATGTCCGACTCCTGATAGCTGATCGCCGCTTGAATCTGCCGCGCAGCTTCCGTCTGTCTCTCCTCTACGGACATGGGCTCGTCCGGCATGTCCTCAACCGGCTCTGGTTCGCCCATTACATCTTCCGCTGGAGTGACGACGTCTTCGTACTTGACTTGGTCACCCATTAGACTACCCCCTTGATGTTGCGCTTGAGCGGCTCATTCCAGCTAGAATTGGCAAGAGAGCCGTACATTAATATACCACCGCCCCCGGCGAAAGTCAAGACGAACGCGTCTGCGAGGTCGGTGCTGCGTCCTTCCTTACCGAGTCGCTTCTTCACGTCGGCCTTGCTCTCAGCCTGCAGTTTGCCGGTGCTCGTGTACGAGTACTTGAGTATCGACAACTCGGTTGTGAACACACTGTCGTTCGCGGGGAGTGATGCAACTTTCGATTCGAGCCACTTCTTCGCCTCGAACCAAAGCTCTGTGCGCTGGTTGCGGAACTGCATGCCCATCGCGGGCGCTTCGCTGACGTTCACCGCGACGATTGGCAGTCCAAGCTCGCGCAAGCGGTCGGCAACACCCGCACCGACTCCGATTGCGTCTACGTAGATTTGCTTCGGTCGCAAGTGGATCGGCGTCTCGTCCCACTCGTGCTTGACCGCGCCCGTTAGCTGCATGAGGTCGAGACCGTGCCACACTTTGATCGGCTCGGTGACCACACTGCCCTTGCGCTTGCACAACGCGCTGCGGTCGGAGCCGAAGCGCGCGACGTCGAGGCCCCACACTTCTGTCGTGTTCGGGTGCGGAATCACTTCGCGGTTCACCGCCTCCTCAATCAAGTAGTACGGAATGATTGAGTCGTCGTCTGTACGTGGGAACTCTCCGAGCACGCGGATGCGGTACGCGTTCGAGTCCTCGCCGTACCTGCGCGCGATGTCGTTGATGAAGTCGTCCACGACGCGCTCCGTGTCGAACGCGCTGACGTGCACGGTGTACCACATGTCCTTGAGCTTGTGGTGCGTGTCGAAGAACAGCCCGCTCGTACGCACCGGGTTTCCGATCAGCACTGTGAGCGCATTCTCTGACGACATCGAACCTGCCGCAGCTTCGAACACCGTCTCAGGAATACCGGACGCCTCGTCGCCAATCAGCAGCACGTTGTCGGAGTGAACACCTTGCAGCGCTTCGGGCTGGTCGGCACGGCTCGTCCGTACCGAGAGAAAGCTACTCTGCGGCGCAGCCTTCAACTCGATACGGTCGGCCTTGACGTCGAACAGCTTCTGCAATGCTTCGGGAAGCATTTTTATCCAATGCCGGATCTCCGCGTACAACGCGTCGAACGCTTGCGGTCGCGACGGCGCGGTGATTGCGGTCTTCTGCGGGAATCTGAATATCATGTGGTGAATTGACATCCATGCGACGACTGCGGTTTTGCCTACGCCGTGAGCGGATCGCACCGAGATGCGCCGCTCACCTGCGGCGTAGGCATTGAGAACGTCGCACTGCCAGCCGTCCGGCTCTACGTTGAAAGAGTCACAGACCCACTGGACAGGATCGAAAGCGTACTTCTGGACGTACGCGAGGAACTGATTAGACGCCACGCCGCTCCAACAGAAATTCGCGGATGCGTCCGAGCCTTTGCTGCGCTTGGCGCGACAGCCGGTTGCGCTCGCGACTCCAGACCCACTTCAGGTCTTCGTACAAGCGGTTCCAATCGGGCTCGTCTTGCGGTGGGTTCGGTGCCTCCTTCGGCACCGGGTTCGCGATTGCGTCTGCGAACGAGGGCTCGTCCGCTTCGGCAACCGGTTGCGTGTCCGGTTCGTCGTCGCCCAGCAACTCTTCGAGCGAACTGACAAACTCCTCCGGTGACACGTCGAGTTGTTCTGACATCGGTCCTCCACCGATTAAGTGTCCCTGAAATTTACCTAGCTGCCAACGATCTGTCAACCCCTGTGTCTCGTGCGCAAAAATTTTTTCGAGCACCGGAGTCCCAAGGTTTACAAAGCACGCTGTTTAGTTTTACAAAATTTCAGAAAGCGCGCCTAGTCAACCTGCACCAGCACCCGCCCGGCCTTTTGCGCGCCGGGGGTGGCTTCGACGCCACGGTGGCACGAAACCTGCAGGTACCGGAGCAAGATGCGTGCCATCACAGCGTCAGCAAGTATCGTGCCACCGAGCCGGTGGCACGATTGTTGCGGTGCCAGCAAGCTGCGTGCCACGCTGGCCGTGGCACGCAGCTTGCAGGCACAGCAATAACCATGCCACGCTGCCAGCGTGGCACGCTGGCACGATTAATAATCGTGCCAGCGTGGGCCTAGCAAGTATCGTGCCACCGTGTCTCGTGTGCGCAGTGTCGTTTGCGCCGCTCGCACGGCGTACTACAGCAAGTCATCTAGCTCGGGCAGCACCTCATACTCTGCGTCCTCGATGTTGTCTCGCGGGCTAGGCAGAGCCGCTTGCTTCACTGCTTGTAGATGCAAGTCACCTATCGACAGGTTCACCTGCACGCCTGCCTCCTTCCCGAAGTCGCGAGGGTTCGCACGCTCTGCCAACCACTGGCGTATGCGTGCACGTTCCCTATCGACTGCAATGGTCTCACTCGTGGCGTCGTCTACAATCTCCAACGCCTGCTCTGCCAGGACGTGCGCACCTATGCGCCTCGCCTCCTGGTATCGCTCCCAGCGCTCGTTGTCCTTGTGCAGCCACTCGTATAGCATGCCTCGCGAGATGTCGCACACAGCGGCAACTGCGGCCGTAGGGTGGCCATCCATGATGCACTCCAGAACGTATGCCTCCCCGCCCTTGTCCTCAATGCGCACCACGGCCTCACGGTAGATAGGTCTACCAGCCATTCGGTCCTCCAGTGTTAGGTACGCCTAAATATACCTAGTGTGTCAAGGGTGGCATAGATCGTGCTAGAGCAAATCGTCTAGCTGCAAAGCCTTGCAGGGTATCGACTTAGCCCATGTTCGCGCTCGAACTAGCCGGTTTTAGGGCCGTTTCCAAGACCTTCCTATAGCGTAATTTACGTATGTCATATACGCATTCTATACTCCCCATGTGATGGTAGGTACATAGAATCGTCTAATCGTCATAACTCCTTGTGTTATATGGCTTTAGGTATAGACGATTTACTAGACGATTAGACGATTCGCCCCAATCAGGCCCCAGAATCGTCTAGTCCATTGCAGAACGCCCGAACTGTGGCACGTTGCCATACCGAACAGATACCAAACCCCAGACAGGCCGGGCGATCCCTCGTTGGCACGCTTCCTGCTACGTAAGACAGGTGCAGTTCATCATAGGGCGGCGGCGACGACCGGGGCAGATTGGGGGCTTGACGACAGCCGGACGCACCTTAGATTGATTGGCGGGAGGTGGCCACTCCCAGAAGGAAGTGACAGGCCAGAGGGGAATGAGCGACGCCCCTACAGGAAGCGGGATTCAGCACAGAACGAGGCAACCGGTTAGCAGCCGACGCCCACACCGCGAGACAGGACACTCACCCAGGTCACAGCGCTAGATCCACAGCCCGAGCTACTTCCCCGTCCAGGCCGCACGCCACTCGCCGGGGACAGGATAGCGGGCCGTAACCGACTTTGCACATAGGATAGAAGGGCAGGGAGCCCGAGGGCGCTGTCAGTATGGGAGGAGAATGAACCACCGAACAGGAGCACCAGCAGCACGCAGTCACCGGCCATCCGAGCCGCAGTGACCATGACCCTGCAGTGCGCACCGCTCGATTGGTTCCGTAGTAACGCAGTGAGCCGGTCAAGGGACGCTTCGGGCGGTTCGAGTCCGCCACCGGCTTTCACTCCAACAGGAGAGCATCATGGCACGCAGGAAGATTGAAGGTTTCGATCTATGGTCGATCATCGCGAGTGCAATCGAGGACTCGCCCGATAACTACGATCCGTTCGACATCGCAGTACGCATCCACTGCTACCTCGACGCGTTCGGCCTCAAGGTTGTCGAGTGCACAGAGCGGGAGAAACAGGAGTACATCAGGCGTCAGACAGAGCGCGCTGCACGCCATCCGGTAGTGCGCGGCGTGTACCCACAACCGGAAGGCTGCAGCATCGAGCCGTTGATTCCGTAACCACCACAACAGGAGCAGCATCATGAGAAACAAGATCAAGCAGTTGCTCGCAGCACTCACAAAGGAACAGGTTCGCGAACACAACCCATCCAAGGGTGATCCAGTGCGCGTGCTCGTAGTGCGCTACGACCGACGCACGCAGGACAACACCGACTATGGCGTTGAGAACATCGTCAGTGCTGGCAAGTCATTGTGGGTTCGTGATTCGTTCAACGCCACCGGTCGCGCTCAGTTGCGCGGCACAGCAGTGAAGAGACTCTCTATAGGAGAGGCCGAGGCGCTGGCGTCGTTGCAGGACAGGTATGAGCCCGCGTTGTCAGAGATCAAAGCACAGATACGCGCACTGACAAATCAGCGCGCCGAGTTGTTGCGCCAGCAGGCAGAAGAGATCGAGGAGTTGTTTGACCTGACCATCAAACTTTAATGGTCACTGGCCCGTAGCTCAGTGGTTAGAGCGCACGGCTGATAACCGTGAGGTCGCGAGTTCAATTCTCGCCGGGCCTATTCACCCCAGGAGGCACAATGAAATGGTTTGAGTTTTACGACAACAACTCTGGTGGGCAGACGGTTCTGCAGTGGAACCGTGTGTACATCGAGGCTGAGTGTCGAGAGGACGCGTTGCAGGTGTTCAGGTTCAAGTTCGATGTGGACCCGTACATCATACCGTGCGAGTGTTGTGGTCCGGCGTTCGACATCTCCGAAGTGTCGGAGCCGGAATGGGACGCGGAGTGTGTCAAGATCGTCCATTACGAGGAGGGAGAATGAAATACCGCTGCGTGTACGTAGACGCATCGTGCAGGTACGAGGACGTTCCTGTGTGCCTGTACTCACCAGTCACCACACATAAGGGTGCGAAGCTAATCAGCAAAGCGTACTCACAAGTGTGGGGCTTCACTACTTGGATTGAAGAGGTATAGAATGCACATCACACTATGCACGCCTGACAAGCGTACGACCACGCCACCGCACGGTGACCCGCTGCGCAAGACCGCAGCGCAACAGCGTGTAGTGACCGACGCACCGCATAGCGGTACGGTGCGCACAGTTCGCATCTCCTTGGCTATTCGCGAGTGCACCGAGGAAGATGTAGCCCGTTGGCTGCAAGTGTCTCTGGGCGCAATCTACGGCGCTCCGTTGGACCTTGGAATCAGCTTTGGGTTCGGAGTGGGTGAGTGGGGCGTCGAGCGCTGCGTGCACATCGACAGCGCAACGCCTGCGAACTTCAGCGAGTGGTTGCGCTACGTGCTCGCACACTTCGGACAGACCTGCGCCTATGTGTGCTTCAATGGCAACGAGGCGTGGGAGTTTGCACAGCGCGGCGAGTGGTCACGTATCACTGGCCGCAAGTAGAGTTCTCTGCACCGTAGCTCAATGGAAGAGCGGCACCCTGTTAAGGTGACGGTTCGAGGTTCGAGTCCTCGCGGTGCAGTTCAAGCTCATGGCCGCCGAGCTTGCGATCAAATAAAGCGGCACCCTCGGCACTTCTCAACTAGTGCCGAGGGTTAGTAACACTCTCACAGGAGGACAGCATGGGATTCCCACAGGCAACATGGTACAGTGAGGCGGGCGGCGACGCGAGCGACGACATCGAGCGCTTGGAGAAGTTGCCCACCAACCGCGAGGGGAAGGATTTGTACTGGAGTGACCGACTGCGCCGTTGGATCGACCGCAACACCGAGAGCGACGAGTGTGTGTTCTGTGGCGCGCCGATAGATCCAGAGGAGGCGTACCACAACACCATATGCAGGAGGTGCGCGTGAGCTATATCCGACTACGCGCAGGCTTCGCACTGGTTGCGCAGTCGCGTGACGACAGAGGGGACGGCTGGCCCCTGCAGGTATCAACCGAAGCATACCACGCGTTCCAGCAAGAGCAGGTAGACAGTGGTATCTACAGAGGACCGTCGAAAGATGGTCCTCGCGAGGAGGTGCAAGATGAGCTTGAGCTATAACAAGCGCCGCGTTGAGTTGCTGATAGCGGTCATCGAGCAGTTGAATACGCTAGCGTGCACGTTCAGGACGCGCAGCGGTGTAGTACCGAAGGATGAAGAAAAGGTCGCAGCGCTTGTAGACTCGTGCATAGCGCTGTGCAACGAAACGGCCGTGCTGTTGGTGGCCACCCCCAAAGAGGCGACGCGGGTAGCGTTGCAGTCGATAGAGGAGGAAACACAATGAGCGTAATGGAGAGCACCAGAGGCTATGCCTCCGACTTGCGTGCAGCAGCGCGTGCGTTCAACAAGGCCGCGAAGGAACTGCAGGCGCGCGGCGTTGAAGTAGAGGCGCATGTTCGCACGTTCGACATTGCTGCGAACCGCACGCAGCAGGCTGAGTTGATTGTTGACTCGGTGAAGTTGAAGTTGTAGAGACGCACAATCGACAGCGAAAGCTCGACCGGGATAACGGGAGAAGACGGCACAACGACGCGTGCCCCATCGTAGTGAGTACTGCACGCACTGCACCCCAGCAGTGAATGATCCTAAGTGGAAAACATGGGCGACCCGGTAGCGCAACATTGGCGAGGCACCGTGCATAGGTGAGCACAACTGACTGTAAATCAGCCGCCTTCGGGCTGTGGAGGTTCGACTCCTTCCCTCGCCACTTCCCACCACACAACCGCAGGGCAGTGCCCGCCGAGCGCTTCCGCGCTCATTCACGACACCGGCTAGTGGAGCACACAGCGCTAGTGATTAGGAGCAGGCAAACGTGCATAGCGCACTAGTAGTGCGTTACTGTGTGCACGACGGGGGTGGCAATGGTTTCGACAGCGTGAAAGGCCGAAGGGCAAAGCGCTGGACCGGGGTTCGATTCCCCGCACCTCCATAGTGTACGCCAGCCGCTGGGTGAACGAGGCGTCGTCTACCACGCCTACAACCCGCAAGGGAGAGCAGCGGCAGGGTCATGCCCGAGTAGCTTAAGATGGGCAGAGCAGGCGTCCACGCGAACGCTCCCGGTGAGGCTGAGGCGCGCTAAGACCTCGTTGCACGGGTTGCTATTAGGTGGCGTAAGATGCGGGCTCCCTCCCCGCCTCGGGCCGCTCTATCTACCAAACAGTCGAACAGCAAACAGGAGAGCAGAATGTCATTCTACAGAGTGGAGCATCCAAGCACAGCGAAGGGGCCATACTGTGGTGACGTGTCATGCGCATCAACTCGCAACCGGCCAGTGCCGTTTCAGGACGGCATAGGAGAATGGTGGCGTGACGCGTGCGACGCGTACGACGCAGACTTAGAGTATGTGTTCGGCTTCGAGTCTCTGCGTCAGTTGTACGATTGGTTCAGAGGCGACCTGCAGCGGTTGCAAGACCTCGGCTACCTGATACACAAGTATGAGCCAACCGACGCAGGTGGGCACAACTACCGGCACAACTTCAAGGTGCACCGTGGTAAGTGCCAAGTGATATTCGCACGCCAGCGCTCAGAGTTCGACGAGTGCGAGTGTGTTGATTGGTGGGAAGTGCGCAAGCTCGGCAAAGATGTGGACCTGATGGACGAGTTGTATGGCAAGGACAGGCGGGGCCGGGACATGGCTGAGTTTTCGTATCAGTTGGACTTAGTAACAAAGCAGTTGAAGAACGCAGGGCTGGTTGTGTACTCAGACTTCGGCGGGGATCAGTTGAGCCTCGACCTTCAGAACAACAGCTAGGAGAGAACGTGAGGATTTACGACAACCGAGTGCGCGACCTAGAGCGCGTGCGCAATTACTTCAGCAGCAAGCCGCAGACCAACGCGACGACGGTGCTGCAGGCTGGCGCGTGGTTCCGCGTCAGTGCGAAGGGCAACGAGTACGTGCAGCGCGTGACGCTGTTGTGCTTGGGCAGTGGCAAGCCCTTCAAACTGGTGCGTGAATCGAAGACCGGTGGCGTGTCACTCGCGAAGTTGCCGAGTGACGTGTACGTAACGCCGTTACTGAAACCCTACTACTGGAAGGAAGATCCACAGATGACAGACGTTCCTTACGCGCCTCCTCCCAAGTATGGGCCAGAGGTGATTGGCAGCGCCGCGTGGATGAAGCAGATGGACGCTCACAAGGCGTGGCTCAACAGCACCATGAAGAAAGAGCAGCAGAGCAGCGACACCGCAGACGCGGGTGCAGGCGACGCTACACCAGCACCAGAGAAGAACCTGTTGCAGGAGTTTGCCAAGGCAACGAACATAGAAAAGGACTTCAATGATGTTGGTGAAATCATTAGTGACACAGCAGACACTCGGGGGAAGCAAGCATCGAGCGACGGCAAGGGCAACAGTGCGTTCAACGTGTACTGCAAAGCGAAGAATGGAGAGAACGCCAACAGGTACGTGCGCGTTGCTACGAACGTGAAGGCCGCGAGTGATGTCAACGCAATGGAACAGACGAAACGGTTCCTCGCGCCTTCCAAGTGGACAGTCAGCGAGATGTTTGCGCAGCAGCAGAACGAAGCCGCTGACGACCTGATGGACGCTATCAAGCAGACCATCGAGCAGGCCAAGAAGAAGCAGAAGGACCAGCAGCAGTCGATACAAGAGCGCTTCCAACAGTTGCTTGACGAGGAGACCAAGCCCGAGCCGCGTCCGATACAGGACGACGACATCCAACTGTTGCGAGTCAAAGCGCCGCCGCTTGTTGGTGAGGAAGCAGAGAAGAAGATCCAGCAGAGCGTAGCCGACATGTTGGCACAGAGTCTCAAGCTAGTGCACGAGAAGCTGGGTGGCGACATTGAAGCGCTCGCGTCGATGGTAGCAGAGATAGCAGAGAACAGCGGAGCACCGAAGCAGGCTCCCGCAGTGAACGAGAGCGCAGTGCGCCAGATCATTGCAGAGGAGTTCGCCAAGTTGCGCCCACAGAAAATCCAGATCGTGGATGAGAAGGACAACGTGGTGCGTGAGATCAAAGGACACACTCATCCGCTGTTCGACAAGGTGCTGCGGTTAGCGAAGGCTCGCCAGCCGGTGTACCTGTTCGGCCCGAGTGGCAGTGGGAAGACTCACCTTGCAGAGCAGATTGCAGAGGCACTTGGCCTAGAGTTCTTCGCACTGAGCACAACGATGGGCACCAGTGAGTCGCAAGTGCAGGGCTGGCGGCTCCCGCTGGGAGAGGGCAAGTTCGTCTACATCCCGGCGATGTTCGTCAAGCTGTACGAAGAGGGTGGAGTCTTCCTGCTCGACGAGGCAGACCGCAGTGACCCGAACGTACTGAGTGTGTTGAACCAAGCGCTCGCCAACCGTCGCCTCCCGATTCCGGCGCGGTTCGAGAACCCGGTTGCAAAGCAGCACAAGGACTTTGTCATCATGGCAGCGGGCAACACCGCTGGCACAGGCGCAGACAGGCTCTACACGAGCGCTACGCGCCTCGACGAAGCGTTCCTCGACCGGTTCCGCATGGGCACGCTGCGGATGGACTACGACCAAGCGCTGGAGAAGTCCCTGGTCGGTGACACAGAGATCCTCCGAACGTTTTGGCAGATCCGCGCCAAGGTCGCGCAGTTGCGTCTGGAGCGCGTAGTCAGCACGCGTTCGATCCTCGATGCCCACCGTCTGGGTTACACCACAGCCGAGGCAGTGGAAGCGCTCACGGTAACGTGGGAGCCGAACGAACGACAGAAAGTAGGGGTAGCAGCGTGACCTATTTCAGAGAGTACAACGTGCAGGGATACGGCAGAGTGTGCGAGTTCGACGCATACGCAATGCCTGACCTGCTGCGCGAGACAAAGTACGAGCTTTGGGACGAGCCGGATTCCTCAGACTTGGAGAGACTCACCGATCCTTCCTGTGGTGGGTCTCCCCGGTTCACCCCGGCGTTCACAGAGAAGTTGTTTCGCGAGGGCTGGCCGGAAGGCAGCAAGATGATTCTCAATATTGCTGACGCGATTCGACCGCACCTTCCCCGGCCCAAAGACCTGCGACGCATGATTGCGTACCGTGACAGCGGCGACGAGTTGGATGTCGAGCGCATGTATGCAGGCAAGATGGATTCAATGTGGCGTACGCGTAAGCGCAAGTACGCTCCGACTGAGACGAACATAACGATTGCGTCACACTATTGCACTGTGAGCTTTCATCCAAGTCAGACGATTCTCAGCGGCGGCATCTCGGTTGCGCTCGCGTACCTGCTGGAGCAGTTTGGGTACAGAGTGGAAATCCTTGGCCTGCTCACTATCTGCAAAGGTGGCGACCAAGCCTGGGGCTCGACACGTACACACACTGCGATAGCTAACTTTAAAACAGCGCATCAAGCACTGCAACTCGACTACGTTGCCGCAGCGTTGCACCCAGCGGTAGCGTTTCGATATGCCAAGCGCATGGTCACCCATGTACACAGCGGTGATAAGTGGCGAGCCGGTGAACTGGAGTGCAACGACACTGGCCGACACTTCGCAACCAAGTGGATGCAGAGTGGTGGACGTCGTATTGACTTCGCGAGCGATTGGGTCTCTGGTATGGCAGGCGCAGTTGCCGACGCGAAGGAGTGCGTTGAGACATTAGGAGGGAGGGTGTTTGAGTATGTGTGACCCATTCTTGGAGGACGAGGACTTCGAGTTCGACGAGTTCGATGAGTACGAAGATGAGGACGCAGCAGTCGATGATCCGATGAGGTTCCAACCTCTATGTGATGAGTGCGGTTGTCAGGTTGACGACTCGTACCATTGCCCGCTTTGTGGAAAGCTCCACAATTAACCCCAATGTAGCAGAGGAGACGAATCATGGCAGAGAACGAAGGCACTTGGCAACCACGCTTGCGCGAAGAGCAGTTGGAAGAGGGTGAAAAGATCATCCGAGAGCACAAGGGCGTCGCGTGGGGAATCAGTGTGAAGCCCGTCATCCCGCCCGAGGCGGAAGCGCAGGGCGTCACAGCGAAGGACGTCGAGTCAATGGATACCGGCATCTCCGTTGTGCACTCAATCAACTTCATGGCAGGCAGCGCGGCGACTCGCGTGCGCGTGCTCATGCTGCCCGATGGGTGGCTGGAAGTGATCGCGTACCGCGACGGCAAGGCGGTGGCGTTCATCGACCTCGATGCAGAGGAGGGCGTCAAGCCTCTCATGGAGGAGGGTGACTGTAACTGCCCCGACTGCACGGCTCGTAAAGCGCGCACGGGGAAGTACTAAGATGAGGGGCGTCGTACTGGCCGGGCTGTGCATACTTGCTTTGGTATGCGCAGCCTGCACCGGCCCCGGCTACACATTCCCGAAGGGATACCTCCCGTACCCAATGGTCGCAGAGGAGTTCGCCGCGAAGAACACAGACCTGCGGTACATCATCGGCAGTGCGCACTATTCAACGCGCAACCAGTGGGAGATGAGCCCATTCTACCGCATCGGAGACGAGATGTTGAGCCTCCCCGTGCTAGTGTTGGTCAACAACATGAACATGGGGTGCATCGTGCCCGGCGCGGTGTTCGCAATGCAACCGGAGCGTGCAGCGTGCCCGAACGGGTGGCGCTTCCCTCGCCCCAGACACAACTAGGAGGACAAGAACCATGTGGTGGAACAACTTTCTGAACGGCATCAACGCTTTCGTTGACCGTCTCACCAATCGCTCGGTGGAGAACATCGTGCGCCAGTTCGACCGCACTGCATTCCGCTTGCGAGAGTTGCAGCGGCGTCGCGCGCAGGAAGTCGATCTGCTGAACGAGCGCATCGTTGACCTGTCAGTGGAAGCCGGTCGTCTTGCAGACGAAGCGTTCCGCGCCGGGCGCGTCGCCGGTCGCATCGCCAAGGTGCTGGAGTAATGGCTAACAAGTGGCCACCGCCCAGCAAAGGCGTAAAGGCAGACGGTGAGAAGAACAGGCTCGAACTTGTAGATCCCGAGTTCGTTGAAGGTCTCGGTCGCATCCTGACCTTTGGTGCGCGCAAGTATGAGGCGCACAACTGGATGAAGGGGATCGAGTACTCCCGCGTAATCGGGGCAATCAAACGTCACACATCGGCAATCGAGCGTGGCGAGGACATTGACCCCGAGAGCGGTCAACTGCACGCATACCACTTAGCGTGCGAAACCATGTTCCTTGCCCGGTACCAGAGTCACCCCGAGTGGTACGAGGCTCTTGACGACCGGGCATTCGCAGAGGGAAGAGACCCATGTCCAAAACAATCACCATAAACGAGAAGCAAGCGGGTTTCATTGCGTTGCTCGCGTCAATCAGTGCACGCGTGCAAGTGGAAGTTGCGCAGAGGAAGTCTCAAGGTCTTCCCATATCGGACGACTTTGTAGATCGCCTGACCGGACTCATGACAAAGGCGTATCTGCAGGCGAGCTTCGCACTGCCACCCAGCGCTACGTTCAGTCTCATGCGCCAGTGCGGTGAGATCCTGAAGGAAGCAAACGTCAACAACCTCCCTTATGAAATAACAGAGGGAGTCGGTCAAGCGCTCGAACAGCTAGGCATGCTGGAGGACGCAGCAGAGAAGTACGAAGCGTTCGAGTCACTCGGCATCCCACTCACTCCAGAGGACCGGGAGGAATGGCAAGAGGATGGGGAAGGCGCAGAGGGATAAGGGCGCTCGGTACGAGCGAGAGATCAGCAAGAAACTCACGGCGGCGCTTGGGGCCGAGTTCAAGCGCCGCCTCGGACAGGAGAGGGAGGGTGGACATGACCTTGAGAACCCGCTATATTTAGTGCCTGAGTGCAAACGCCGCGCAAAGCCCATTGCCGCCCTTCAGTGGTTAGAGCAGGCTGCAGCCGCGTGCACCGAGCCAGAACATGTCCCCATCGTTATCACTCGTGGCGACAACTCCGAAGACGTTGCGGTGATGTACCTCGACGATCTTCTCCTAATCCTCCAGAAGGCAATCTGGTGGGACTTACTCGAAGGAGGCTAACTTGGACAAACTAGCAACACAGAAGGACGACGGCACGGTGGAGGTCAGTGGAACTTCGCGCAAGCGAATCACGTCGCAGGAACAGTTGTACACGTTCTTCGGCATCCCCTGGCACTACATCGAGATCAAGGGAGAGAAGCAAGTCTACTCCGACCAGTACGAAATCGTCGCGTTCCGCGTCAACTCGTGGGAGCAACACTCAGTGGAGAAGGGCGTCGTCACGTTGTACCAAGTGCGCGCCACACTCAAGCCACGCGAGCCACTCGACAAGGTCAACGTGATGAAGCGTGTATGGCAGTGGGCCGTGAAGGACATGCAGAAGCACGCGCCCAAGGCGTACAAGCGACCGCGCACGCCCAAGGTGTTCGGCGGCAAGGAGCCCGCGCTGTTGGAAATCGCGATCTTCGATCCGCACATCGGAATGCTTGCGTGGGGCAAAGAGTGCGGCGTCCCGTATGACAGCGAGATCGCGGTGCGCGACTTCTCGAATGCGGGGCGGGAGTTGCTTGCTGTGTATGAGAAGTACAACATCGAGCACATTCTAATCCCGCTGGGGAACGACCTGTTCCATGTAGACACTCTCGCCGTAGGCGGCAAGGGTGCGACAACCACGCGGGGCACGCAGCAGGACATCGACACGCGGCTGGCGCGTATGTTCACGCACGGTCGTCGTGCCGTTGTGGAGTTGATCGACGCCGCGCGAGAGATTGCGCCGGTCACAGTCATCATGGTGCCGGGCAACCATGACGAGCAGACCGTCTACAAGTTAGGCGAGGTGCTGAACGCATGGTATCGCAACGACAAGCGCGTGGAGATCATCTACGGGCCGAACAAGCGCAAGTACTGGCAGTACGGCAAGAACCTGCTAGCGTTCACGCACGGCGAGGAGTTCAAGCGCAAGCGTGACAACCTCGTGTCCATCATGGCGACCGAGTCGCCGCCCGAGATGTGGGCGAGCACCACCCACCGCGAGTGGCACGTTGGGCACAACCACATCGGCATGGCCAAGGTTTGGCTGGGCGATCCGTCAGAGGAGTTGTGGGAAGGGCGAGCCGTACGCGTGCGTTCGCTCCCCGGTCTGACGCCAGAGGACTCTTGGCACTACACCGAAGGATACAAGCACCGACGCACCGCGACTGCTCTCGTGTACCGCAAGAGCGGCGGCGTGCTCGGCATCCACGAGTTCAACCCCGAGTAGCAGAGGAGACAACTCAGTGATAATCTCGAAGCGCAAGCACATCCGCGTGGAGGATGGTCCGGTCAGGATTGACTACGACACAGACTCCAAGAGCAACGAGAAGGATGCGGACTCAAACGAAGAATTGATTATCGTTTTCCGCAACGCCAACGTGATCGAACTGCACGATCAAGATGTGGGAGAGTTCCTCAACATGATGGCCCGCGTCCGTAACTTCAGGGAGGCACGATGACGGATTCACAAGCGAAGGCGTTAGCTGCGTTCGTCACAGCAATGCAGGAGAAGCTGGATCTCAATTCACACAAGACCGGCTGGGACGACCCGCGCAATCTGGTGTACTTTGCAGAGCGGGCGTATCAGGAATTGGATGAACTAATCCACGCCCTGAAGATGGGATACCACGCAGAAGTGCGCGGCGAGGCGGCAGACGTTGCCAACTTCATGATGTTCATTGCCAACCTCTTCGGAGGTGAGGCATGACATATCTACTCTGGGCGTTGCTACTGCTCGCGCAGAACGCAGCGTTCACATGGGTCAGTCGCGCCCGCAACAGTGGGAGCGATTGGTACCACGGCTTCGCGGCCATCTTCTCGAACGGCATCTGGCTAATTGCCACATTCTTCACGTTCGACAAGGTGTTCTTCGCAGCGGCGAACAACGGCTTCAGTTGGACGGTAGTCGGCGCGTCGCTGTTGTACGTAGTGTGCACGGTGACCGGCTCGGTGTTCATGGGCAAGTTCCTGCGCCACTTCGTCGAGCGAGGCAAGCGGCAAGTCGGACATTACGACGCGAACAAGGCGCGACTCGAAGCGCTGGAGCACAAGGTTCACGTCCTCACCAACGAGCTAGGTCTAGGAGGCCATAACTAATGCCAGCAAAGAGAGAACCACAAGAGGGAGACGTCGTGATGATCCTCCCAATGTGCGCAGACTATGATCCCAACTGTTGGGTATGCGAAAAACATACCGGACAAGTAGGAATTGCCACCGGAGTGAAGTATGGGGAAATCACAGTCGTGGGCAACAAAACCAACGCTGGTGGTTTCCTGTGGGATACCAACTACGTCGAGGTTCTGCAGCATGCGTAGTGATTACGACCGACAAGCAAGGTGCCCCGAAACTCGGGGCACCCTGTCGTGCAAACTCAAAGCGATGCACGGAGACATGCACGAAGACCCGAGCCGTGGCAAGTGGCGTCACCCGAAGCTACCCCACGGCATCAAGAAAGCGAGAAAGGTGCAATGAAAGATTCATACGCACGTCTGTGCATCTATGGCTTGATAGCAGCAGTCTTCATCACGCTGATGATAGCCATAGGCAACGCGCAGATGATTCAGCAGATCGACACTGCGCTAGCGCAGTGCATCGAGTCAGTGGACAGTATGCGCGTTGAGATACGCGCAATCGCAGCGCGACAGTCTGCACTAGAAGTGCGCTACAACCGTCACATGTTGGGGCATGGTATCCGCATGCTCCCCGAGGGGGTGTTCCGTGCCGAAGATTGAATCACGAGGAGCACCTTACGGTCCTATCTGGATCGGTCGCCCGCGTGGCATGGCACCACCGGGACACATCGGTTACCTGCCAGCAGAGGGAGTGTACAAGCGCACGAAAGCTGGCAACCTCATACGCGCAATTCCCCGGCGCGTTGACATCAAACGAGCCTACCGGTTCATGAAGGCTAAGAAAAGGCGGGGCCTTGCGTTAGCGATGGAAACTAGGTAAATTTATGGTCTACGCCGAGAGGAGGCACAGTGGGGTTGTACCCGTTTCAGGTGACCGGCGCGAAGTGGCTAGCTAGCCGCAGGCGCGCATACCTAGCCGACGTCATGGGGCTAGGGAAGACAATCCAAGCCATCGTTGCCGCGACCGCAGCAGACCACTCGCGGATCGTTGTGCTTTGCCCTGCCTCTGTCATTGGCTCGTGGGAGGAAGAGATTAAGTTCTGGAGCGATTGGCGTCGCACATTCAAGGTGTACAGTTACGACAAGTACGCTCGCAACATTGCGGTGCGCGAAGAGGTCGCTGACTTCCACCCTACACTTCTCATCTGCGATGAGGGACACTACCTGAAGGGCTTGACTACAAAACGCACGAAAGCCGTGCTCGCCGGTCTCGCCCAATCCACTCAGGCTGTGTGGCTCTTGTCAGGCACTCCCATGCCGAACGGCGTGCACGAGTTGTGGACGCCGGTCAAGTATCTCCGTCCCGATCTTCTTCGGGAGCACGGCATCACCAGCTATCGAGATTGGCTCAACACCTTCGCTTACTGGCGACAGGGTGACTACGGGCCGCAGGTGTTCGGAGCGAAGAACGTCCCGCTGCTGCGCAAGCTACTCTTCGAGAGTGGCTTCATGCTGCGGCGCACGTTCGACATGGTGGAGCTAGAGTTACCCAAGCTGAACCTGCAGAGGATGCCCCTCAAGGGCGTCATATCCGACGAGCTTGCCATGATGCTCGACGTCATGGAGGACAGCGCTGCGTTGGAGTACGGCGAGCTTCCCCCGCAGAGTGAACATACCGCGACGACGAGACGGTTGCTCGGAGCACACAAGGCCAAGCTGGTTGCGCCAATCGTGACCGACCAACTGCGGGACAACCCGCACGTCAAGATCGTTGTGTTCGCTTACCACCGGGAGGTGCTTGACTATCTGGAGGACGCTTGGCAGCAGTACGGCGTGCTGCGCATAGACGGCTCAGTGCCTGCAGCAGAGCGCACGCGCCGAGTTTCCACTTTCCAGAAAGAGGAAACTCATCAAGTGTTCCTGTCTCAGATAACAGCGGGCGGGGTTGGTATCACGCTCACTGCTGCGCAGGATGTCATCATCGTGGAACCGTCGTGGACGCCCGAGGAGAACTCGCAAGCGATTGCGCGCATCCGACGCATCGGCCAGAAGGCAGACACCGTCACTGCCCGCGTGGCTTACCTCGCCGGTACACTCGATGATCCAATCACTGGCATCAACATACGTAAGACGTTGATGACAACCGCAACCCTAGACGGCACAGGAGAACAGAATGCAACTGACGTTTGATCCCATGAACCAGAAGGAGGTAGTTCATGTGTTGGCAATGCTCAATGGAACGGCTGTTGGCGTTGATGGGACTGCCGCCGCTGCTGCCGTGGCAGAGAGCCCTGCTCCGAAGCGTCGCCGGACGCGAAAGAAAGCTGCAGTCGATCCTGCTCAGTCCGACATCGAAGATGCAGCGCAGGCTGCAGGAACTGTTTCCGATCCGACACCGGAGGTGGAACAAGGAGTGGCAGAGCCTGCCCCAGAGCCCGCCCCAGCAGTCGGAGAAGTAACGGTCGAGCAGGTGCGCACCGCATTCACCGCTTTCGTTCAGCGCACGAACACAGGGGAAGCGCTGAAGCTGTTGAAGAAGTTTGGCGTCAAGCGTGTCTCAGGACTCGCGAAGGAGCAGTACGCCGACTTCATCAAGGCGATGAATGAGTAAGCACGCAGCACTCGGGGCGTCATCGTCCCACCGCTGGATCAACTGCCCCGGCTCCGTGCGACTGTACGAGAAGCTGGAGCAGGTTGAAGGTCAACCGTCTGAGCACGCCATCGAGGGCTCCGCTGCGCACGCGCTAGCAGAGCGCTGCTTGAAGATGGAGAAGTTGCCCAGCACGTACCTTGGCACTGCGATCTACGGCGACGTCGTGGTTGACTCCGATATGATCGAAGCCGTCACGATGTACCTAGATGTGTGCTACGAGGCTGCGGTGAGCGCAGCCATTTGGGTTGAGCAGCAGTTCTCGCTCGACGCACTGGACCCACCCGCGCCGATGTTTGGCACTGCGGACTTCATTGCGTACAAGCTGAACGAGAAGCTACTGCGAGTAGTCGATCTGAAGTACGGCAAGGGAGTGTTCGTAGATGTAGTTGACAACCCGCAACTGATGTACTACGCGTTGGGCGCGCTGTTGCTGTTGGAGAAGATGATGCCCGGCTCCGAGGTCTCCAAGGTACAACTGACCATCGTGCAGCCGCGCATCGACCACGTTGACGGCAAGGTGCGTACAATCGAGTACACGCTGGAGGAGTTACAAGAGTTCGCCCTCGATCTGCTCGATGCAGCAGAGCGAACGACAGATCCGAACGCGCCGCTTAGTACCGGCAGTTGGTGCCGGTGGTGCCGCGCCGCTCCGATCTGCGTAGCCAAGGCGAACGAAAGCCTCGCAGTTGCACAACAAGAGTTCGGCGTCACTGAGCAGAGCGGGCCTCCCGCTCCAGAAACTCTCTCCCCTGAAGAGTTGCAGTGGGTGCTCGAACGCATACCTGACCTCGAAGAGTGGGCGCGACAAGTGCGAGCCCATGCAACAGAGGTGCTGGAATCAGGAGGAGCAGTACCCGGCTTCAAGCTGGTGAACAAGCGCGCGTACCGTCACTGGACGAGCGAAGATGAACTGTGCGAGTGGGCGGGTGAGATTGGTCTCAAGCCATCCGACATCCAGAATCATGAGTTCATGTCACCGGCACAGCTAGAGAAGAAGCTGGGCAAGAATCGAATCCCCGACGACATCATCGAAAAGCGCTCGTCGGGCGTCACTCTCGCAGAGGAGAGTGATCCACGTCCCGCAGTGACGAAAGGAACTGAGTTCCCGTTGCTGCCTCACCCCGATACACCAGAGGAGAAGTGAAATGTCAACACAGGAAACCACCCGCGTCGTAACTCCCGAAGCGATGATTTCGTACCCGTACATCTGGGAGCCGTACGCAGGTAAGAACGGGACAGACGAGCCGAAGTACTCCGCGTCGTTCGTCTTCGCGCAGGGTACCGATCTCACAGCGTTGCAGCGCGCCGCGTTGACCGCTGGTCTCGCCAAGTGGGGCGACAAGTTCAAGGAGATGCTGCAGCTAGGGCAGATCCGCATGCCGTTCCGCACCGATTGGGCCGCGAAGGGTTACCCCGAGGGCTCGACGTTCGTCAACGCCCGCAGCAAGAACAAGCCGGGCATCGTGCTGCCGACCGCTGGCGCAGACGGCAAGCCGATGGAGTTGACCGACCGCGACCAGTTGTTCGCGGGCTGCATCGTTCGCGCCAGCATCACAGCGTTTGCGTACGACCGCAACGGCAACAAGGGCGTCAGCTTCGCGCTGAACAACATCCAGTACTTGCGTACCGGCGAGCGGTTGGACAATCGCGTCGCCGCGAAGGATGAGTTCGACACAGTGGACGAGGCTCCGGTGCCGATGAGCGGAGACCCGCTGGCTGACATAGCAAGCATGCTATAATGAACTCGGTCAGCATCGACTTCGAAACGCGCTCGGTCGTCAACCTGAAATCGGCTGGCGTATACAGGTACGCCGAAGATCCTTCGACGGACTTGTGGTGCATGGCGTACAGCAAGGGTGACCTAGAACCAAACATCTGGGTGCCCGGCGATCCTTTCCCCTCGGACCTGCTTTACTGGCTCGAAGTAGAGGGATTGGACATTCGCGCATGGAATGCACAGTTCGAGCGCATCATCTGGAACACAGTCGGTGTTGAGCGCTACGGGTTCCCCACGCTACCACGCGAACGGTTCTTCTGTTCTATGGCCGACGCGCTAGCGATGGGACTGCCCGGCTCACTGGAGAGGGCTGCACTCGCTCTCGGGCTCGACGTGGAGAAGGACATGGCCGGGCGCAAGCTCGCGCTACAAATGACTAAGCCGCGCCGGTTCGATAAGGGCGAGCCTGTCTGGTGGGACGAGGACGAGAAGAAGGAACAATTGTTCTCGTACTGCATGCAAGACGTCGTCGTGGAGCGCACGGTTGCGCTCCACACTCGTCGCCTAGACATCTCGGAGCGGGAAGCCTACCTGTTAGATCAGAAGATCAACGACAGAGGCATTAAGCTCGATGCAAACCTAGTGCGACGCGCACGCGACGTTGCGTACGAAGGCATAGGGCGGGCGAACAAAGCCATTGCGCTACACACAGACGGTGACGTCACCGCAGTTACGCAAGTTGGCAAGATGCAGAACTGGCTACGCGAGCAAGGATGCGACATCCCCGATCTGCGCGCCACAACTCTGCAGGAGTACTTGAAGAAGGATCTGCCGCATGAGGTCGAGCAGGTATTGATAGCTCGGTCGGAGGGCGGCAAGGCGTCGATAGCGAAGCTGGACAAGATGTTGGCAGTGGTAAATGCTGACGGTCGCTTACATGGGCTCCTGCAGTACCACGGGGCCGCGACCGGACGGTGGGCTGGACGACTCGTGCAGCCGCACAACTTCCCTCGGGGCAATGTCAAGAACCCCGAGATGTTCATTCACCCAATCTTGACCGGCGTACCTTACGACGTGCTGGACATCTACGCGAACCCAATCGACATGGTCTCGTCTCTGCTGCGTCACATGATTATTGCAGAGCCGGGGCACAAGTTGATGGCTGGCGACTACTCCGCAATCGAGGCGCGTGTCACAGCGTGGCTCGCGGGGCAGTATGACCTTGTGATGATGTTCGACCAAGGCATCGACGTGTACCAAGCGACAGCCGACGAGTTCAACACCACGCGTCAGCACGGCAAAGCGGTGATACTCGGTGCCGGGTTCGGCATGGGTTGGCGGAAGTTCCAGAAGATGGCGCACGATGTGTACGGTATTGACCTGACCGATGAGGAGGCCAAAGCGTTCATCGAATGGTACCGAAAACGATACAGTCGTATACCCACATTGTGGAAGGCACTGGAGAACGCTGCAGTGAATGCCGTGCAGTATCCCGGCGAGGTGTTCAAAACTAACCGCTGCATGTTTGTCTTCAAGGCTGGTCACCTCTGGATGGTACTGCCGAGCGGGAGAGCGTTGTGTTACCCGCACGCACGGTTGGTGGAGAAGGAAACACCGTGGGGCGCTATGCAGTTAGCCGTCACAGCAATGGCAACCAACTCTTACACGCATCAGTGGGAGCGCCGCGACCTGTACGGTGGGCTGCTGACCGAGAACGCAGTGCAAGCCGCGTCTCGTGACATTATGCTCAACGGCATGCGTCAGCTAGAGGCAGAGGGGTACAAGGTTATCTTCACCGTGCACGATGAAGTGATAACGGAGGTGCCGCAGGAGTTCGGTAGCCTCGCACAATTCAACACCCTGTTGACCTTCCCGCCCGATTGGGCGCTCGGCTGTCCGATCAAAGCCGAGTCGTGGGAAGGGAAGCGCTACCGAAAGGGGTAACATGAAAGCAACTGAGCTATTCTTGATGGGGTACGAACACCTCATCGCCCTTGAGGGGAAGGCACCGCGCTTCAAGGGTTGGCCGCAGTTCAGAGCGGAGATCGAGGACGCGTTGATGTGGGAGGAACAAGGTCAACCGAACCTCGGTCTGTTAACTGAACGGTTCCCTGCCATAGACGTCGATGTGACCGACAAGCAAGCAGCCGTGCTAATCATGCAAGTGCTGTGCGAAGTCTTTGGTATGGGCGTGCCACTGCGAGTAGGAAAGAAGCCGAAGTTCCTCGCGCTGTTCCGACTCGCGGACACCGATGCGCCGAACCGCAAGACCAAGTTGACACTGGTCGCGCCTGACGGTTCAGTGCACCAGATCGAAATACTCGGCAAGGGGCAGCAGTTCGTTATCGACGGCATACACCCCGACACCGGTCAGGCATATAATTGGGTACGCCCTCTCGTGCCAGCCGCAGAGCTTCCGATCCTTACAGAGGAGAAGTTCAGCGAGTTCGTTGCGGTGCTTGAAGCAGCGCTCGGCGGCATTGGCTGGAGGATCGACGACACAGTGACAACCGGTGCACGTACCCTGGTTAACGCAGAGCAGTTGCTCGCGCCGTCGCTGGAGTTGTTGAGCGAGGCTGTGAAGAACATCCCCAACAGCCCCGACCGCAGCGTCGTACCTCGTGAGACATTCGTCTCGGTGGGTCACGCCATCAAGGCTGCAGTGAAGCGACACGAGGACGATGACGGCTTCCGAATCTTCGACGAGTGGGCGCGTCGTGGTCCGTACGATGCTGAACTCACGCAGACGTTTTGGGAAACCATAGAGCGTGACAACGTCAGCATCGGTTGGGACAACATACGTGAGCGTGCAGAGAAGAACGGCTGGAACGCGAAACCCGCTGCACTGGCAGAGGCACAGCAGGACTTCGGGCCGGTGCCAGAGGCAGCAGCGCAAGTCAGCGACTTCCCCTTGACGCTCTCGGACGTGGAGAACGAAGTGCGTGTCGCGAGCTACCTGCGCCAACAGGAGCTTGGACTGTTCTGCACGCTGGCGAACGATTGGTACATCTGGGATGGTACCTACTGGAAGCCGGACCCAACCAACGGTGAGCACGCCAAGGGCGTCATAGCCGATCTGTTGTTCGAGATCGCGTGCGAGATTGAGGAGAAGTACGGCGACGGTAAGAAGGTCAAGCCCATCGTCAACAAGCTGTGCTCGTACACGTACGCCAACAGCATCTTCAAGAAGCTGCACGCGTCCGGCTGGTTGTACATCGACCGCGACCGGGTCAACAGCACCGACACATACGAGCGTTACCTCAACACACCGGGAGGACTCTATGAACTGAGTTCATGCACGTACTACCCGTTGAGCAAGAAGCAGTATGTCACGCAAGTCACGAGCGTGACGCCTGAGTTCGGGAAGGACTGTCCCGAGTTCAAGAAGTTCCTGCTCTCCTCCTGTGGAGGCGACGAGCAGTTGTTCGAGTACGTTCTAGCAATCTTGGGTTCCGCTCTCACCACCGACGTGCGCACCCGCCTCATCTGGTTCCTCACCGGAGAGAGCGGCGCAGGTAAGAGCACACTCCTCAAGCATGTGCACGCGATCCTCGGATCGTACGCTGCGGTGGTTCCACCCGGCGCTCTCGTGCACGGGGAGCAGCAGGCTCACCAATCTGCTGTAGCGGGATTCCGAGACAGACGCTTCCTGCACGGGAGTGAGATTGACAGAGGCAACCGATGGAATGTCGCGCTGCTGAAGTCAATCACCGGCAACGAAGTCATCACCGCCCGGCGCTTGTACAAAGAGTACGAGGAGTTCACGCTGGTCGGCAAGATCATCATAGCGGGCAACGAGACACCGAGCCTGCCGAACGTAGACTCTGCAGTCAAGCAGAGGCTGCGGGTGATTCAGTTCCATGCGCCAGAGGAACCGGACATGGATCTCGATGAGAAGTTGCGCGCAGAATACCCCGCGATCCTCGCGTTGCTGATGGTGCACGCGAAGCAGTGGATCGAGGAGGGCTATCCGTACTGCGAAGCGGTTCGACAACTCACTGACGCGTACTTCAGTGATGAGGACGAGGTAGGGCAGTTCAGGGATCAGTACTTCCTGACCACTGGCAACAGCGAGCACTTCGTACCCTACCACGTCTTGCAGGATATGTGGCTCATGCACACTACGCCGGGACAACGAAAGGAGCTTGGCATTCCTACATACAAGTCGCTGAGTAAGGTGCTGAGAAACGACAAGCGCATCATCACCGGGAGACGGTTCATCGACGGCAAGCAGCAGAGGGGCCTCATCGGCCTCGCGCTGCGCGAAGAGACAACCGTCACCGAGTTGCAGGAGTTGTTGTAATGGGAAAAGGGCACAGACAGCGAGACATTCAGAACCGAGATCGTTGGGACTCTGAATACGACCGCATCTATCCACCCAAGCCGAAAGGAGAACAGAGTGAACAAGTACACAGGGAAGGCGACGGTGAAGAGGCAGCACAAGCGGAAGGACACGTCGTTCGGGATGGCTCCGACGCCACGTCAGAAGGTCCGCAAGGGCGAGAGTCGCGCTGACCACGAACTAGTCGATCAACAATGCCGAGTCTGCACGCGGCCCGTACGCGCACCAGCCGATTGCGTTGTGATGTGCGGGTACTGCACGCAGTTCATGGGAGGAACCGAATGAGGTACTACATAGCTGGACCGATGTCACACATCGAGCACTTCAACTTCCCCGCCTTCTTTGAGGCGGCGCGCCGCTTGCGCGAGCGTGGGTACGAGGTGTTCAACCCCGCAGTGAAGGAGACGGCGTACGGCTCGAACGTACCAGACCCTGGCAAGATACCCATTGCGTGGGGAGGCGAGAGCGAGATGGAAACGCCCGGCTCGATTCGCAAGCGTGACTTCCGCGACCTGTTGGGCTGCGACGCTGTCGTGTTGCTCAGGGGCTGGGAGAAGTCCAAGGGAGTGCTGGGCGAGCTTGTCGTCGCGCAGTTGAGCGGCATGCCCATCTACGAGCTTGGGATGGGGTTCACACTGACCCCACTGTCGCCACGGTGGCACTTCAATGTGGACCTTGTGTGGCTGGATCGCGGATACCGTGACCACGGAGGCGGCGCAGACCTGTAATTTGGAGCGCTTTTAGGGGTAGGTTGAACGATCAGGCCCTCGGTAGGGTGCTAACCCTACCGAGGGCCTTTTTGCGCTTACAGACGATTCTGAGGCGTTTTTAGGCTAGCCTAAATTTTCCCCATCTTGACCAGCAGTCCGGCGAGGGCCATGATAGCCGCTCCGACCCCCACCATCCACGCCCTGAACGTCTCCAGCTTGCCCAAACGCCGCGAGTGCAGGTTAGCTCGTTCGTTCAGCTTCTTGAACTCGCAGACCAGCCACTCCGTGCGCTCGTCGATGCGCGCAACCATTTCCTTCACCGTAGTGTCAGCCATGATTAGTCGGTCGCCGCCAGCACGGTCTCGATCTCCGTGAGGATTCGAATGACGTGCGAGTTTGCGTTACCGCAACCGTAGTCGCGCAGAGCGGCAAGCTCGGTCTGGATCTCAGTCATGGCTGTCGCCATGCTGCCTGCCCCACCCGCGAGTGTGGTTGCCGCACCGGCCCACGATCCACCGCAGGACTCAGCTACGGTGATGAAGTTGCCCACGGTCCCGCCGACCTTCGCGGTCACCGTCACCTCGTCGGTGTCGGTCTTCGCTGCGGTGCATTGCGGGTTCACAGTCATGCTCGTGGCGTAGTCGGTCCCGGCTACTCCACCACTCAGGTTGATTGCCGCGACTAGATTGTCCATCGTTGCGTCATCCGACGCGCCGATGTGCACGTTGCCGTCCACGTCTGTCAGCGTGTCTTGGAACGTGTAGACCTTTCCGGCAACAGTTATCGTCTCGGTGTTCGCTACTGACGAAGCTGTGAACACTTGGGACGCCTTCGTTACCGTCGTGATTGAGAATGCCATGTTGCCTCCTTGTTAGAAGATGTTGATGCTCACGCCAGCGCTTACGAAGACGCCTGCGTTCCACTCCTGCCGAGTCACGTCGAAGACTATTGGTGCTATCTGCAGGCTCAACGAGACCCGCTTCGTTCGCCGCTGCCTCTGTGCAACGGCCAACAAGTTCCGTGTTGCTGTGTGTTCGGTTGTCTCCGCTGCGAGCGACCGCGTCAGGATGTTCACCTGCCGCTGGCACAGCGCGCAGTCCAGCTTGATAGAGTCAACGACGACTCGGACACGCTCGGCCCACACCGTGTCGGGTGCACTCTCCAAGACGTCTGCGAGCGCTGAGTCCACATAGACTGTGAGCGTGTCGCGGTGATTTTGGAGCGATGCAACCGAGTCCTGCAGGACGGCTTGCACCGAATCGTGCACCGCTAGCACCGAGTCGCGTTGTTCGATCAGTACCTCGTTGCGTCCGGCCTCCCGAGCTTCGGCCTGCTGTGCCTTGAACCAGCCGAACGCTGCGCCACCGAGTAGCAAGTACGGGAGTGCCTTCAGTAGCAGTTTCTGCATTATCCTACCAGCCTTTCGATCTCTTCCTGAATGAGTGGTGAGTACTCCATGTCGGTGTTGTTGCGCTCGTCGATCATGGTGCACATCTTGTCAAACACCCACTTAGCCACATCGAACCCCACCCCGTTTTTCACATGTAGCAGTTCATGCCCTATTATGCTCGCGATCTCTTTCTTCCCGGTGTCGTGCTTGGCTAGTGTCTCTGAGTCAACTGTTACCGTGATCTCTTTGTACTCCCAGGAGTGAGTGACCTTGGCCATCACTACCTTGTCCGAGTCGTCTTCCTGCAGATTCTTGAAACTAAGTTTCAGGTTCCAATGAGCTAGCCCGAGTTTGAACTGGAAGTGCAGAATCGCATGCTTGACGAACCGTTCAACCGCCGCCTTGTTGCGCACGTTTCCCCCATGCTTCAGCTAAGTGTACACCTGCGTTGGCACCACAGAATGCTAACACCGTGGTGATGATTATGTTGGTGAACTGCCCACCGTCCACCTTGCCAATGAAGCACAGCACCCCAGCCATGAGCACCACGACCATCGACAGAATGAACTTACGCTGACCTACTGTGAAGAAGTCCTTCATGTTATCCTCTCTTCGCGTACTTGGCTCTGCGGATCTGTCCTAACCGTTCCTCCGCAGCCTTGCGCGAGGTGAACCCACTCTCTATCGTCTTACCGGTCTTGTGCGAGACGATTACGAACTTCTTACCTCTCTTGCGTACCATCGTTACTCCTTATTGCTTGGCGACCGACGAACAGCCCCGCCAACACCGGCAGAGCAATCGAGCCATCCTTGAGTTTGTCTATCAGCTTCTGCAGACCACCCGGTTGCGCCAGCGTCTCCCACATGTTGATGACGTCCTGTCGCGTGCCGCCCAGCCGCTGTCCCCATCGCTCTGCGCGAGCGAGTTGCCGCTGCGCGAGTGTCTGCACGCCCGTGCCTTCCTTGAGCGCTTGCGTCGCTGCGTCGGAGCCCGGCGCTTCGAGCACTTCCTGAATCGTCCTCACGATCTCACCGGAGCCCTCACCCTTTGCCCACGCCTCTGACAGGTCTCGATACTTGTCTGTGTACTTACCTGCCTGCAGTTCCACATCTCCCAGCACCTCGTGAATCGCTTCACCGAGCCTCGGCCCGAGCAGACCACGCTGCTGGCTCGGCTCTAGCTGCCGCTGCAGAGCCGTACCCTGCAGAGGAGCACCGAGTGTATTGTCGCCGGTTGGGCGTAGCGTCCAGCCGTCGCCTGTGTGCATTGCCTCGAAGCCGTACGGCTTCACGGCCTCGTTGAGTTGTTGCGCTACCGCTCGCGTCGGTGGAGCGTCGGTTAGGATGCGCACCGAGTTGATGTCCGCTGCCTTCATGCCGCCTTTGACACTCGTGAACGTGTGGAACGCTGCGCCGCCCTGCTGCGTGATTGCCGACTGCAGCGTTGACACTTTGTCCATGATCGACATGCTAGGATCATCGAGTGTCCAGTTCTGTTTGCCAACGAGTGCTCGCGTTGTCTCCGCTTGATTGAAGAACGTGCGACCACCTTCGGACCATACACCCTGCGAGCGCAGCCCTTCGCGCTGCAGCAACCCGACATCTTGCAGAAGCAAGTTGTGTCCGGTCGCCGGGTCGAGTCCCGAAGCGTTCGGGTCCAGAGAGTACTCGTCAGAAATCATTTCGTAGTCCGGCCACTCGCTCTGCGGCTTCATCTGGTAGCGGTCGCCAACCTTCTCTGCGAAGCCCTCGGCCTCGAAGCGCTTCCACAAGTCTTCTGCCTGCGGCGAACGGGACACGTCACTCTTCAGTCGCGTGCCGCGTCGCTCCGCTTCCTGCGCAGCCTCAATGTACATCTGCGAGCCGAGTCCCTTGCCCTGTTGTTCCAGAGGAAGGTTTGACCAACTGATCTCGCCATTGTCTTTGATAGACATGATTGCGCGACCGTTGGGCGTCTCTTGGCTCAAGGAGAACACACCCTCATGTTGCTCGACGTTGAACCTACGCTCGGGCACTCCTGCACGCTGCAGGAGCTTGTCGCTGCCGACCGCTGCGCCGGGCACCGCTTCATTCGTCATGTACGCGGTGTACTCGGGGAAGTTGTCGGAGAACTCTTTCGCTGCTTCGCGAATACCCGCCTCCATGTCAGCCGGTGTAATCATGCCGGGCTTGACGTCGCCCACCTTGATTCCGAGCCGGTGCGCTGCGGCAGACGGAGCCAAGCTCTCGCCCTTCTTCGATACCCAGATTGCAGCTTGAATCCTCTCGGGCGTCCAATCGGTGCGCCCGGCCAGTTGTATTGCGTTCGCTCTCTCCGCAGCCAACAACGTCTCACTGTCCATGAAATGATGTTGCGCAGCAGAGAAGCCTGACGGTTGTCCCTTGCCTCCGATCTCGAAGCCGAAGGCGCGTCCGTGCCATATGTCATTGACGCTGGCTACACCCGCGTCACCAATCTGCGGATTGATGCGCGTGTAGAACGGATATTGCTTCGGCCCGGTAACGTCCTGCGGGTCCACTCCTGCATTCACTTCAGACACGGCGCGCTGCTGGTGGCCGTAGTTAACGCGTGGCGCTTCACCCGTTGCTGCGGTGCCTGAGTACGAGCGCGTAGTGAGTCCAAGGTTCGAGTACGGATCGCGCCCTGCACTGTGAATAGCAAGGTTCGCGGACAGACGATTCTGCGCCTCCGCAGACGTTCCCGCAACCTCCGCAACGCCGCGCCGTGCACGTTCGTACCAATCCATGCCGAGGTAACCTCGTATGGCGTGGAAGTCGAGCGAACCGCGCATCTGGTTGATGTTCTGCAGCGTCATGCCCTTCGGCGCGCCAACAATCTCTCCTGCGTTGTTCACCTTCAGGTGACCACCGCCGCGAGCGAAGTCAACAGCCTCGTCGTAGCTCATGCCGCGAATCGACGTCAATGCGCCAGAGGGAGCGTTCGCCTCCACTGGTCGCAAGCGTTCGAGTGCGCGGGTGTTAGCCGACATGTTCGGAACCATATCCGGCGTAATGCCGAGTGCCTTCGACCGGCTGAGTAGACTGCGCATGCTCGGCACAGCCGGGAGCGCAGCCGCAATTCCCATACCCATCTCTGCGAGCCCACCACGAAGTTGTTGGTCTTCGGATGGATTGAACAGTCCCCTTAGTGTATGAGCAATTCCGATCCCTGTGTCGCGTACGCCTGTGCCGATGTCGCCAACGACAGGAATGTTCTCGATGCCCTGCCCAACTATCATCGACTCTGGCGTAGCGTAACGCCCGGTCAACAGACCGCGTCCGAGGTCACCAACCATACGGTTGCTAAACTCGCGAGCGGTCTCTTCCTTCGGTCGCCCTTGGTATGCTTCACCCGAGCGCATAGCAGCCCACAGATCCTCCTCCTGCTGTCGCAGAATGTCGGTGCGTGGTACTGCGTACACGTTGCCCAGACGCACGGCGCTGTCGTTAAGACGCTCCGTGCGTGGTCGCAGTCGCCAGCGCTCGTTGATACGCTGCGTACGAGGTAGTTCTGGCCTGATGCCTGCACCCATTTAGTGACTGCCTCCAGATCCGCTTCCGGCTGTTAGTGCCATGTACAACGCAGCGGGTGAACGGAACAGACCGAATGATCCAAGGCCGGGGCGTCCCGGCGTGATCGCACCGCGCAATAGGTTGCTAGCGTCTGCCGCCGAACCCGTCATGCGGCCTGCAAGCAGCCCACCAACTTCCTCACCGCGCCGCACTGCACGTCTCGTGATTCCAGAGCGCGCTGCATCCGCCGCGAGCCGCGCTGCACCAATACCCGGCGCAACGGGGATGATCGACATACGCTGCATCTCTTCTGCACCCGGCCCGGCACGTTGCAGCGTGCCGACAATGTCAACAGCTTGACCTTCCTCTCCACCCCGCAGCCCCCGCGCTGAAATCATCATCTCACGTTCTGTGTCAATCTCGTTAAGGAAGCGAACGAAGCCATCCTCGTCACCGAACAGAAGCTCCAACTTGTCTTCCATGTCTTGTGACGGGTTGAGCACCTGCGCATTGCGCGCACTCGTCGGATCGGCTCGCCGCGCCTTGCGTCGAACCTCTTCGCTCAACTGCTCGGCTGCAGACAGACGGTACGCATCCATGACTTGAGGATCGGTTATGTGTGACAAGTCTTCGCGCACTTGGTCGGCAGTCTTCCGTAGGAAGGTGCTTCCGTCCGTGATAGCACGAACCTCCTGGCTCATGCGGTACCACTGATCCTGCGCGTCACCGAAGCCAGTGATTGCGTTGTCCATTGCCGTCGAGTACTGGTCGCGCAACTTAGCGCGAACAGCAGCCGCTCCCTTTTGCCGGGAGCCGGATGCCGCGCCAACAGCGTCGTCGAGTCCGAACTTGATTGCCTGCAGAGTACGGAAGTCAGCTTGCTCGCCGGTCAACACAACACGGTTACCCTCCTTGCGTATGATCTGCCGCAGTCCTTCTTGGCCGGAATCAGTTAGTTCCCGGTTCGCTCGCGACCATGCGCGCCACACGCGCTCGTTCGTCAGAGCCTCACCGAGTTCCGGCGTCATCACATTCTGCACGGTCTCTTCGAGTTGCCGGTATGCCTGCTGGCCTTCTGCGAATCGCTGTGCTAGGAGCTTCCTGCGCCCCAACACTGTCTCGGGTACGTCAGTGTCTTGCAGAGCCCGCGCCAAGTAGCCGTCGATTCTGTCATACGCCTCGCGTGCACGAGGAGTCATTACGGCACGGAACCTCTCTCGTGCATTACGAGAAGCTGCACCAGCACCGCGCGCAAGCGGACGCATCTCGGGCACGTCGGCTAGCGTTGCGGTTGGAGTTGCTTCCTGCATTCGACCAAGGTCTTCAAGCACTCCTTCTACGCCACGCGGCGATTCGTTCGCTGCGTTCTGCGCGAACCGGCGCGCCTCATCCTCGACGCTCAGACCGGTGCGACCGGTCATGTAGCGGTAGCCCTTCTTCAAGCCGTAGCCCGCGCCACCCAGCAATGCACCAGCCGCACCACCGTACAGAGCGCCCTTGAGCGTCGAAGGAAGTCGCTCTTGCGGACTCCCCTCCGCAGTACCGAAGCCAGCAATGCCGCCCTCGACTGCACCTGTAGCAGCCGCTGCACCGGCAGCACGCAGCAACGATCCGCCCGCCCGAACCGTTCCTGACGCTGCGAGCCCCGGTGTAGCGAACCCCCCAGCGATCTCAGGAAGGATGTTCGTGTACCACGGTCCCTCCCGATATGAAGCCTCTTGTATGCGCCGCATCTCTTCCTTAGTGCCTTCGCTGAACAGACCAACGACGTCGTCGAGCAAGCGGAAGGTAGCCCCCTGCGCAAAGTTCACCGCGACGGCAGACGCAGGATCTGGAGCTTCCTCAATCTGTCGAACGCGCTCGATGACCTGCGCAGGAGTATTGTAGATCGGCCCGATGCCCGCTTGATCTAGCAGATTGTGCAGCACCTCAGTCACGTCCGTTTGGGTAAATTCCATACCGTGACGGTTAGCCTGACGGATGGCACCGCTTATCTTCAGGATGATCTGATTTAGAATCGTCTTTTCGTCACCCACGGCTTAACCCCCTTCTGGTATGAACTGCGTGAGTGGATTATCCCGTCCCGACATGTTTGCGGGAGGTCCTCCCAGCTTTTGTCTCTCCTGCGGCGTGAAGCCAATGTAATTCTGGCTAACGCGCCCCTGCTCATCGAAGATTTCCCTATACAACTCGTTGTATGGGTCTGGTAGAATCTGCTGAATTACTCCCTCGTCGAAACCGAATGCCGTAAGCATATTATCGTAGTTTTTGCGTATCTCGTTGAAGACCGGAGCTTGAGCAATCAACTGCGCCCGCGCTTCAGCTTGGAGCGCTCTTGCCAACTCGTATGTCATACGACCGGTAAGCTTCTGAGACAGGTACGTTTCGAGTTGTTCTTTCAGGTCTCCTTGACGGATAAGGCCCTCCAGTTCCTGCGAACGTACTGTTGAACCTGGGTCAATAGTTCGTGCGTACGCGGAGATTGCCGTAAGTGTAGCGTACGTAACTTCGTCTATCTCTTGCTCTGTAGCCTTCGGATCTTCATACGTTCTGATAATCCGATTCGTCGGCGCGTACACACGTCGAACCTGCTGCGGAATCTCACGCAGAAGGTTTGTATTGCTCATGAACTGGCCAACCACCGAAGTAGCAAGCCGCTTGTCCTCCGCAGACATGCGGACATCTGTTCCCTCGGGTGGATGCCACGTAGACACCTCCTCGCCCGTCTTTGGGTTGAAGAACACAACGTCTCCATTGTCCCGTTCAATAGACTTCAGGTTCGGCTCCGTTCCATCTTCGGAAGCCAAGATAGTCTGCAGAGGACCGGCAAGCGTGCGCGCCGTGTCCTGATCCCCGGCTTGCACTGCCCGCGTGTAGGCGTTAGCTAGGTTCGTACCAGAGAACCCACCTGCCAGAATATCCTCGATGTCTTTCGTCGCCGCAGCCTTCCGCTGTTCCGCGCCGGACTGCTTGTACGATTCTCGGCCTGCCATCGTGCCAGCCGCGAGAGCTTGCAAGAACGACGGAGCGTTACGCCCGCCGCCCGGTGGTCCGCTCTGCGCGAGCAATGACAACCCGAATGTGCGCAACGACTCCTTCGTAGCCTGTGCGCGCTGCTCTGGAGTCAGCAGCCCGCGACCGGGTCCGCTGAATACCCCTTCGAGTCCGCTAAGTACGCCCATTACTCACCTCCAGACTTGAACCACGAGGACGGGAGATAGCTTGCACCAAGTCCCAGCGCGCCACCTACTCCGCTCCAGAAGTTACCACTCGATTTCGTGGTGCTCGTGGTGCCGTACGGTGCGCTCGCGAGATAGCCCTGCAGGAGTCCGACTCTTTGGTACGGAGCCTGCTGCTGCCGCATGAACTCCTCGAAGCCCGTGTCGTAGCCCTGCTGCTGAATGCCGCGCTGCACGTCGCCCAGCGCGATCTGCGCTGTGGCACCTTGCTGATTGTATAGGTTGAGCAGCCCCGCTGCCGAGAGCCCGAGGTTGCCCATCGTCGCTCTGTTCTGCAGCGCTGCTTGTAGTGCGGTGTTGTATCCGCCCTGACGAATGCCAGCGATAGTCGAAGCCTCTGCGCGGGCGATGTCCCCCAGCGCTTGCCCCTCCGCAATGCCGTGGCGCGTTCCCCCGAATGCGCCTGCCGCTACAGCACCCGCGCCAACTTGGTCGAGTGCAGCGGAGCGCTCGTGAGCGAAGTCGCCCTTCACTGCGTTGATGACGTCGTTCTGATACGGATTGTAGAACTGACTGACGTCCACGTTGCTCCCGAACAGACCAAGGTTGGATACGAGACCAGAGAGCGCCTTCTGCAACTGCGGATCGCCCTGCATGAGCCTCTGGTATCCGGCCAACGTGTTCGGGTCTAACCCAGCTACGCGTTCTCCACCGTACGCCTGATAGCCCGGTAGTGCCTTCGTCGCGTTGTAGATTGCGTCACGCTGCGCGGCTACTCTCGGGTCTATGGATTGGGTTTGGGTTTCGGTAGAACTTTTACCCATCGGTCAACTCCTTCTCGAAAACGGTGTGAGTTGCGCGCCAGCCATCTTGCTTGAGGAACGTGCGTTCCCAGCCCTTGCGCCCAACGATCAATGCGCTGTCACATCCCAGATCCCTGCCCCACTCTGATATGAGCTTGTACATCAGTTCTATCTCTTCGATGACCCCACCGGCAAGCCAGAACCGTAGTATCTTCTTTCTGGGTGTTACTTCGATTTCGGTCACCACGACCGAACTTTTGCCCCACCAGAGTTGCGCCTTCTTGGCAATGATAGCGTCTCGCACATCCTCAAGCGTATGAGTGCCACCAGACCAAGCGAGGGCTCGCTCGATCTGGGGACTCAGACGTTCAAACTCTTCATGCTCCTGCGGCGTCACGTAAGTCTCGTTCGAGTACTCGCAGTAGGTCTTCTAGTTCACGTACTGCGTCGTAGTCGTTGAAGCGACGAGCTTGGGAGAGGTCGAACTTTGTTGCTTCGATCTCACGCCGAATGTAACGCACCTGCGGCGTTTCCCGCCTTGCCATGTTACCCCCAAGGGTTACAGAATGCCACCGCGTCCTCTCGCATTGGCCTGATAGTGACCATTGCTTGATTGGCTTGTGCCTCCTCTGGTGTGTCTACTCCGCGCCTCCCGCCAGCGGCTTCGAGTACGATTGGTTGCCCGTCTGGTAGGAAGTCCACGCACACTGCTACGTGCGTGATGTGCTGCTTGTCGGTACCGAAGAACACGAGGTCACCGAACATCGCGGTCATGCGCTCGCGTGAACGATACCGATTGTACAACTCCTGCGCTTTGAAGTCGTCCTTCCGCCCGATCCACCCGACTGCTCGCAGCATCTCGACGACGAGTCCGCTGCAATCTAGCCCCATCGCTCCCTGCCCCGCCCAGATGTACGGCTTGCCAATGAAGCGCATGCCGTGTTCGACCGCGATCTTAGCTATTCGCGACACGCTGCGGTCCTCCCCCTGGAATCTTCGCTGAGAAGACCAACTCGTCACCGTCCTGCTGCGCGTACGGTAACTCTTCACCGATGCCGTTCGCGTCCTTGATGCTCTGCACGTAGACGTTCGCACGTCCCTGTGCTTCCTGCGCAACCTGCCGTGCGGCCTGCACGTCTGCAGATAGCGCTTTCATGTTCTCGATCTGTGCCGGGTTCAACTTGACCCGCTTGTCAGCCGGGCCTGCGGGCTTCTTCTTTGCAGCCATTACTCTCTCCTGTGTCCTGCGTCGGGGTGAATTGGGGTCCAACACTATGTCCTAAATATACCTAGTTGTGGCTCTTTTCGCAAGGGAACAGGGCTCGGGCGACCAGAGCCAGCAAGGTCGCACGGGCGTGGTGCCGTAGCACCGTGCCCTTGGGAATCTCCACCTGCACCAGCCGGTTCTCTAGCACGAAGCGGTCGCCGTGATCCGGCAGCAGCCAGCGTATGAGCCGGGCGGCGCGCTTATGGCAGTTGCAGAAGCCCATGTAGTAGCATGCCGACCGCACCTCCCACTACTGGCGCGATGAAATCCATGACGTTGTCGTTTGAGATGTGCTTCAACTGCCCAGATTCCTTGTACTCCTTGCAGCCGTAGAATCCCACAGCCGCTCCGAACCCGAACTGTCCGAGCAAACCAGCCAGCACTAGTCCAGCACCGAAGTGGCCTAGCCACGTTAACCATTGAGGCATGTTCCCTCCTACTGGAGAAGTCCATTGTTCTGCAGGTCGTCTATGACCTGATTGAGAACCTGCTTGACGTTCGTGACATCAGCAATCAGTTGGTTGATCGCGGTGTCGATGTTGTTGAAGTTGGTGTTGTACGTGCCGTAGTCTGCACAAACCGTGTTAGTCACCACCACCGTCGGGTTACTCGCCGTCAGGTTGTTGTGCGTCCGCGTTGCGGTGCTGTAGGTCTGCGTGTACGCGCTCGGACGCGTCACTTCAGTCACACCATAGAATCCAACGTGTGTGCCGTCGTGTATCAGACTTCCAGTGATGTTGGCGTAGCCTTGGATCAGCACGTCATCAGCAAACGTAATCAAAGCTGAACCGAACGTGGCACGAAGCGTTCCTGCACGTTTGAGCAGGAGGTCTTCATCGTATGTCGTAATGATGCCACTGTCAACGGTGATTTGTTTGTTGAAGTAGAAACCACCAGCTATGTCAGTATCAAAGTGACAGTATGAAGCGTTTCGCGGACCAGCCAACAAGTATCCGGTTGCACTCAATATTTTCAGCGTGTCCTCACCAGCGCCACTATCATAATTCGACAGCACCACGCCGCTGTTTAGCGTTAGCGTGGTTGGGCTGAACGAGCCTACCGTTAGTGCACCTGTAACATCCAGAGCGCCGACTACTTGCACCTGTCCGCCAGCACCAGGAGTCAGCAAGACGTCAGATCCAGCCTCTAAAGCAGTTATCTCGAAGTCGTTATTCACCGTATCGTATACGATGGAAGCACGAGAAGTGGTGGCCTCTTGCCAGTACAATGATGTGTTTGCCGACGAACGCAGGTATTGCGCGTTCACCGCGTCGCTTCTACCAATCAGTAACTGACCGGCAGAATAATCCCAATACAGGATGTTCACGGCGGCATTTCTGATCGCAATATCATACGCCACCGTAGGATGACCAGCACCATAAAGAATGATGTTGGAACCACTGGAATTATCGTCATCACTCCCAAGAGCCAAGTAGTCGGTAGCCGCGTCCTTTCCCCTCAACACCTGCTTGGTGTACACGATTCCATACGGATACGTGGTACTTCCTAGATTCTTCGTGGTGTCAGTAAGTGGCGTGATGGAGCCATTCACATTCATGGTGCCAGCTATCGAACCAAATACTTGAAGCTGTCCGCCCTCATGCTGAAGATACAGCGTACCAGCGGTGGTATCATCCGTCTTCGACATGATCTCGTTTGCGTCGAGCAACATTTGTGTACTACCGCTAGAGCCAATGCGAAGCGAACCGCTCCACGAACTAACACTAGCATCCGAATCAGGAATCCACAAGAAGTCATAGATGATCGTGTATGTAGGATACACACGAAGCTGGTTATCGTCGTATGCAGGACCAATAAACCAGTAGTCTATGGCGTCGTTGGTGCCTTTGATTCCGAACCCACCGTGCTCTGTGTCCGCAGAACCAGTAGTTCCATAGCGATAGGCCCACCCGCCAGCAACACCCTTGATGCTCACCGGTCCGTACAAGCTGCTGTTTGACAGTGTTACTGGACGCGAGCCAGACGGTGCTATGCTGATAGACGCACCGTTCACCGTTAGTGTGCTCGCAAAGTAGCCAACACCTGCCGAGCTAACCGTGAATACATTAGTCCACGCGCTGTCGGCCCACGGTGACGTCACTGTGCCGTCGAACGTACGCACGCGGAAGCTGTTGTTGTGGTAGCCCATGTCGAGCATCCACTTGCGCCCCAGCGAGGTACGCATTGCGGTCCACTGATCGGCGCTATCATCCCAATAACAGTCGTAGGCCATGTAGGCGCGGTAGTTCAGTGCCGCTGCGTCTGTATGCTGTGTCCCACCAAAGCCCGCTCCAACACCAGAGTCTACCGGACCAAGTCCTATGTATGAACCAGCGGTTCCACCATACAAAACTTTAACAGCGTTGGAACTAATGGTGCCACTCATCGTACCACCCGCCAGCGGCAGGTAGTCACCAACGATGGTGTCCACTTCGCTCTCGGTGTAGTACCGCGCATCGTGGATATGCAGCGCCGTTTCGCCGCCGTCAGTCAGATCCAACAAGTTAGCTGCTGTTAGGGCATTACCACCTACGTATAGCGTGCCTCCGCCGATGGAAAAGTCATCGTCTGTTTTCAGTAGATTTGCCGAAGCGCGATACAAGTTGGTGTCCAGACCTGAACCAAGGTACAGAACCAGGCTCACAACTAAATTGTCGTCAGTCATCAGTCTATTTGCCGCCGAACGGTACAGGTTGGTGTCAACCGAGTTCGTACCGTCGCCCCAAAACAGCGCACCGTCCACACGAGCACGGAAGCGGTAGTTAGCGTCGCCGGATACCTGCGCGTCTGTCCAATAGTTGCCGGACGATGCGCCTGTGATTTCCATGAAATCCACATCAGAGTCCTCAGCCTCGAACTCGACCAAGTGGCACGCGCCGGGGTTGCCGGTGTGCTGATGGATGTGAAGAAGCGAGCCGGTGAAGGCACCGCTTGCCGTAAGCTCGATAGCGTTTGCTAGCGGTGAAGTGAACTGAAACTCCACCGTGTACGCAGCCATGTTGATGGTCGTGTCGGCCACCGGATTGGCTATCGTATCAAGCGTGTGCGTATGCAGAGTGGTAACCCCCGCATCCGTCAGGTCAGTCCAGTTAGTCCCGCTGAAGTACTGCGAGTCGTAGGTGATGACCGGCGTGAGTGTGCCGAGCCCGTCGTCGTATGTCCACGTCAACTTACCCGCGACGTCCTGAATCAAGGCGTCCACGCGGTCGTCCACGCGTTCGTCGGTGTAATAGAGATTCGTACCTTCGGGCAGGTCCGTGGTTGTCTTCAACCCCCACGCGGTCTGCCAACGAGCGTCGGTGTAATAGAGATTCGTACCTTCGGGCAGGTCTGTGGTTGTCTTCAACCCCCACGCGGTCTGCCAACGAGCGTCGGTGTAATAGAGATTCGTACCCTCGGGCAGGTCCGTAGTGCTGCGCGTACCAAGCCACGTCAGCGCTCGCGCGTCCGTGTGGTACTGCGTGTGATCGTCGCTGTCCAGATCCGCGAGGTAGCTGTGGCTCAGTTCGTCCACTGCGCCCTCGTAGTGCGTAGCCGCGTGCGTCGCCACCAAGTAGTTAGTGGACAGAGCACGCTCTACCAGAGAGCGAAACGCGTTCTGGTCCGCGACGCTGTACTCGCGCGGCGCGGGCGGCAGTATTACGATGTTGCGTGCTGGCCCACCGGCCATTAGCGCCTCCCTCCCGGTCGAACGTCGATTCGGAACACTCCAACGCGCCAATCATCCGCGACGTTCTCTTGCAGATACAGCCGCGCCCAGCGCCCGTGCGCCCGAGCGTCTTGCTTGTCGCCCACCGTGAACGGACCAACTTCTGTCTCGGTGTCCTCGGGGTAGAACGACACGTATAGGCTCGCGAGCACGTCGCCCTGCGTTGCTTCGTCAGGAATGACTTGCACGATGTGCATGGTCTGGTCGCCGTCGCCAATCTCCACCGGTCCACTCTCGATGTAAGGCTGGTTGAGCGACGAGTCCTGCTCGATTGTATGGTCCCAGCCGGTCTCATGCGTGAACACGTAGCCGCTGGAGTCCGCGAGCACCGGCTTGATGCTCGATGTGGTCGCGGAGATCGCGGTGGTGCGGTCAATGAATCCGGTCGCCCACCAGTTGTGATCGTAATTCCATATCACGTACCGGTCAATCTCGGTCGCAGTACTCGACGGGTAGAACCACCACACTTCTTTGAACTCATGGTTCACCCAAGTGTGGATCTTCGCACGTTGGTCACGGTTCATGTCGCTGAACACGTAGTCCGCAACTTCGCTGTCGAGCGACCGCACGTAGCCGTCGTAGATGAAGAAGCCGCGCATGCCCATCCATACGTGCATGCCATTGACCTCGGCGTGCGCTTTCGCTGCGATGAGTCCGCATTGCGATCCCTTCTTCGAGAAGCTGTAGATGTACGGCTGGCCGATGTACTGCATGACATGCAGGTCCGCGTCCGTCCAGATCAGCGTCTCTGAGCGCCCGCGCGCACCGGCTATGATGCGCCCGCGCCCTTCGAGCGTGTACGTTCCTGCCTGCGTGGTCGAGTCCTGCAACCACGCGGTGTAGTCCTCTTGGTCGCACCACGTCACGTCCCGCACGTTCCCGTTCGCGCCTAGCGCGACAAGGAAGCGCTCGGGCGTCACTACCAAGCCAACGTTGTTGGTCGGCACGGTGCCGCTCGATGCTGTGATTAGTGCGGCTGGCGTGCTCGGGGTGCTTGGGTCCCAATAGTACAGCGAGTCGTTCGTAACGGACTGACACATCACGAGGATGTTGCCGAAGTTGTCCATGTGCCATACGTCGGCCTCTGTGATTGTGCCGATTGGCTGACCAGAGCCGTATGGACCGTCGCCGTAGTCACCCGATCCGTAGTACGTTGCACCGGACCCGGTGCCCAGCGATGAGTCTGCATTGCTTGCACTGAGCCCCGCACCGTCTATCACGGTGAAGTTGTCGAGTCGCCGTCCGGTCGAAGATGAGCCGACTGCTTGGAACCAGAAGCCTACAGACTCATGATTACCGTCTGTGAACCACGTCGGAGCCGTCCACGTTTGCGAACCGTAGTCGGTGCGCGTTCCGCCGCCGACCGGTTCAGTCCAGCACGTAATGGTTCCGGCATCCATGTCGATAGTTACGCCCATGCGCAAACCTTCGGTGTAGGCTATAGAAAGATTTTGCGCTATAGTTACGGTATCGTGATAACTGCCGTCAAAGCGGTCGAACTTCAAGTCTTCAAGCGATGCGCTAACGTACTTCATGTAAAAGCGACCGACTTCGCCCACTGCACCGGAGTCGTTCACAAGGAACATGATACCGAGTTCGGTACCTGAAACATCCTTGATGATGTCGGCGTACACTTCGTAGACTTCTCCGTCTGCATCCACGAGCGGTTGGCTATCCGCATAGCGCGCATACACTGAGGTCAACGGGTGACATGTGTTGCCGTACACCTTCGCGTATCCAGAACCACCATTCGTGTACCAGCCGAGAGTGTTGATGTCTGTTCCATCACTCGCGGTGAAGTCCGAGGAGAATAGTTCAGTCGTCGGTGTGATGTCATACGACGTGCCGAGGGAGAACGCATACAGTTTTGTCGCCCCTGCGGTACCGAATGCCTGCCAGCTACGCCCGCCACCAACTTCCCATCCCAGCGAACCACGCGGCACGCCGGTAAGCTGCATGACACCATCTGCGTCGGATTGGTAAGCCCATCCGCCCACTGGCTTGACAACCTCGTCGCCTACGAAGCGAACGAAGTTGCCCGTGAACCACCTACCCTTTGCGGCGTAGGTCGTCCCGTCCCGTTTGAAGCCGGGGGGTATTCTGAGTGCAACCTGAGCCATGTTACCCCCTTACTCTACGCAGCTATCGTCTGTGTGCGAAACCTGCGATGAAGTCGTTGGTCCTTCGCATGCGTTGGAACTGTCGCCACCGGTTGGCACGACATACGCACGCACCTTGAAGTAGTATGTAGCCGAACCGCCCGTACCTCCCGAGCCGATTGGCGCGTTGAGGTCGAGCGTGAGGCCACCGCGCTGCGCGTACGACCAGTTGTCGCCCGCAGCGTTCGTTGCGTATTCCCAATACATCTCTTGGCCGGGCTGCAGAGATCCCGCCAACGTCGCGGTGAACTCTGCGGTCCAGCCGGTCGGACACGCCGCGTACGTGTTGTCGGTGTTGGTAACCGACGAGATGGTTGGCGTAGAGGACGGACAATCGTCCTGCTGCGCCAACATCGCGATTAGCTGCAACATTACGACAGGTTCTTCTGGATGACCGAACCCTGCCAGTTCGATCCGCCGTCATAGGTTACGAGCATGATAACGTCGTGGCCATTGAGCGTCGGTGCAGAACCGCCCGCCCACTCGATGGTCCCCAACCCAGCCCATGAGGCCCAAGTGTAACCGCCGAGCGTTATGTCAACGATGACCACGACGGCTACGTTTGCAGTCGCCGGTACGTTCGAAGCTGTTAGTGCGGTCTGGTTGCCGTTGAGCGTGATCGTGAACCAGTTCGCTGCGCTTAGGTCGAGGTCGATTGCGCCGGACGTGGTCTGGTCGTCCACACCGATGAGCCCCGTCACGAGCGTCCCACCGTCAGCCGGTAGCGCGGCGTCCGCAGTCGCTTGCGCGGCTGCAGCGTCGGTCACTCCCTGGTCTGCTGTGGTCTCGACGGCATCAAGATCATCGTCAATGTCCTGCGCCATTGTGTTGAGGATCGTTCCCCACGCGTCCTGTGAGCCACCTACGACCGGGAGCGTCCACCCGTAGTTCGTGGTTGGGTTAGCCATTATCTACCTCCCTTGATCGTTGAGATCGGTGCCAAGTTCAATGGAGCTTTCTGCACCGGGTGGGGATATTCCCACCGGTCGCGAGCGATCTCCAACTCTGCCAGCGCTTCGTCGTACTGAGTTTTCCAAAGGGGCAAGCGCGAGTCGTTCTGCACAAACGGCTCCGCAGCCACGAGCGCCCCGTAGAGATACACGTCGGGGTACTCGGTGAGAATCGTGTTCGTTGTGTTCGTCGTGGACAGCGGCGTGAGCGCTTGCGTGCTCAACTGCAGCGTGTACGACGTGTCGGGGATGGGCGATACGTACATAGTCGTGCCCACGAACGAGACCATCTCTGGCCGCGCCGTTAGCCCGTAGTTGAGTCTCCGATTGTTGAACAGGTCTTGAATCGGGACCACGTTGAGTTCGCCCTCATCACCAGCCGGTGACGTGAGGAACACAGCCATGTTCTCAACTGCGTCGGTGACTGTGTACGACCCGGTGTCTGCTGTGACGGCAACGGACTGCAGCGTCTTGTGCTTAGTCCGTAGCACGCGCTTTATGCGCGATTCCGCTAGCTGGATGAACGTCGGGATGTCCGATGTTAGGTCAGCCCTGTTCAGCCAGTTCGCTATCTCCGTCTGCAGAGTCGAGTAACTTGTTATCTGCGCCATCTTCCGCCTCCTTCATACGCCGCTCGAACTCCGCTGCGTCGAGCCCGTGAATGTGAGAGTACTCCATCGTTCCGGTGTGCTGCACGAACCACGAGAGGCTCTGGTCTACATAGACCTTGAAGCCCGCGTTGCGCGCTGCTTCCATGAACGTGATGTCCTCGCCTCGATACGTCCCGCGCTCCTCTACCCACGGAATCTGGAACCAAGGCATCGGCGTCTCCTCGAACACTCTCGTCTTCGTGAGCATCAAGCCCATGCCTACGTGGTCAACCTCAACCAAACCTTCCGAGTCTTCGTAGGTCCACAGATAGTTGCCCTTGGCCCACGCGGTCGGGTAGTGAGGTGGCCGACGCCGAATGTAGTTCGCGCCGACGATGTCAACGTCTTGTTTGAGCAATCCCTCTAGCGATTGCTTCGGAAATCTCATGTCAGCGTCCAGCCACAGGATGTGCGTCGCTTCTGCGGCGACTGACGCCTTCGCAATGTCTTGTCGTTGGGGTGCAATCAGCGTCCCGTGATGAAATAGTATCTGCAGCGACGTGTCGGGAACGTGCATCGCGGTGTAGCCGACGAGCCGTGCAAGATCGTACGCGAAGTAGGCTGATACCATGTCTCCGCAAGGGACACCAATTACTACTCTGTTGCTTGCGCGTGGCTGATTGATTGGGACAGCCATGCGTTCCATCTCTGCTACACTTTGCCGGGCTTCGTCCTGAAGACGGCGTTGTCGGGATGATTGAGCCACTTCTTAAACTCCTCTGGATCGGTCGCTATACCCTTGCGCATGAGGTCGTTCAGTACGGGCAACGGAATGGATGCGACCTTGTGCATGTCGCCCTTCCACTTCTGAACGGCTTTCGAGTCGTGCGCATTACGCTCGTCGAGAGCGTCTTGGTAGAACGGCTCGTGATCCTGCTGGGTGACAAGTTGAAAAGACCCATCATCGTCAAGCGGCACGAACAACGTGCGCGTGCCCATGATGGGATCTTCGTCGAATAGCATTGTTCCGTGTGACATTGGGTTCTCCCAGGTGGTTCGGGTGCTGGTCTATAGACCAGCACCCTCACCACTACCGTCGCTTATTGGACGGTCGAGTTCAGGTCTGCCAAGAGACCGAGAGCGGCCTCGTTGCGAACCTTCAACGTCCATTCGACGATCAGCATACGCTTCTCAGCGTCGCCGGTCTTCGCCAAAGGCACCTGACGGAAGTTCCGCAGGTAGTTGAAGGAGTAGTACTCGGGATCGACAAACCAACAATCCCGCTCGCGCTGGAACCGGTTCGGCACGATGCTGATGACGCCGAAGTCGGACACGTACACGTCAGCCGCGCCGATGATCTTGGACTGCACAGCAGCGCTCTGGTTGTACGTGGCGGTCGCGATGCCGGACATCTGCGACGCGTTCTGCTTGTTGACAGGACCGACCATTGCGAACTTTGCGCTCGCGCCAGCCGACCACATTGCCGACAGAACGGTCTTGAACAGCGTCTCGGAGAACGACCGAAGGTCGCCAGCCGTGGCGTCTGTCCGTGCAGCACCCGGTACGCCGCTGGTGTACGCAGGGTCGCCCCCGCCCGTGCCAGCGTCGGTGTTGGTCTTGACCCACGCGCCCAGCGTCGCCATCTGGCGAGCGGTCGTCGAGTCACCTGCCACCGCGCCGATGTTCTCTAGCGCGATGCTCTCCATGTCCCGCTTCAACTCGGCGGAACGCTTTGCCAACTGATAGGACAGTTCGCGATTGCGACCGGCCTTGTCAACGGCTTCGAGCGTACCCGAGATGAGGACCAGCTTGCGGCTGATCTGCGCGTAGTTACCCACGCGTACGGTTGGAGTCACAGCCGGGAAGGACGTGATGTCGTCCGACTCAAGCTGCGCGTTGGCAGTATCGACTGCTTCGAGGGCATCAGTCTGCCACTCGGTCAACACTGCGTTCATTCCCCCGCGCCCACCGTTGTTCATGAACGGCGTGTCGGTCGGCGTGATGTCATAAATGACGTCAGCCAGTTCCTCGCGCTGTCCAATCGCGTCGTAGGTTTGGAAGGTGTTTGCTACTATAGCCATGTTTCCCCCTCCCTGCCGAAGGTTACCCCTCCAGCATCGTTAAGAAAGCGTCGGCAGCGTCCCTTACGCTACCAGTTTCCCGAAGTTGCTCTCTTGCACGCTGGGTGTTTTTCGACTTGGAAGGTTTCGAACGCTTCGTAGTCCCCGGCTTGATGGTCGGAGCACTCTTTGCTTTCTTTCGAACCACAGTCTTCTTACCCTGAAGCTGGTCGTAGAGCATCGCCTTCCGTAACAGAACAACCGCTCGGTGGTCAACCACCGCGTCAAGCTCCTCGGGAGTGAATCCACTCTGCACCGCGTACGTTGCGAGGGATCTCGTGTCTTCCGCGAACTTGGCTTGGTCCTTCCATTCCGGCACGGCGTCGAACAGCTTCTGACGCTCAGATTCGACGTACTCCTGCAGCTTTTTGCCTTGCTCCTCGTTCAGCTTCCGCTGTGCTTCCACCTTCTCGGAGGCAACGCGATCCAGCTTCTCCCTGTGGGCGAGCCAATCTGCGCGTTGCGCGGCATACTCTGCCGGGTCGTCCTGCCGCAGTTTTTGCCACTCTTCCTGCGACCGCTCTTGCGGACCCTCGTCCTTCAGTCTCGCTTCGAGCTTCTCCAACAACTGAGCGTATCTAGCGCGTTCCTGCTGGACACTCTCACGCTCGGCGTGGAACGCCTTCCGTTCCTCTGCGAGCGCTGCCGTTTTGCGGCTGTAGTCCTCCTGCCGCTGGTATCCCGCTGCTACTTCGGTTGCGGGAACCTCCTTCTTCTCACCGTTGATGATGACTTCGAACACGAGTTCATCGTCGCCTTCACCCTCTGGCTCATCCTCCTCACCCTCGGCGTCATCTCCCTCGATCTCTTCGTCCTCTTCTTCGGCCTCGACGTCTTCCTCGACCACTTCGAGGTCGTCGTCTTCATCGGCGTTTTGAGTTGTCGAAGATTCCTTCTTCACTTCCTGTGGTGGATTGTCTTCGGTCTCCAACAGAGCCGCGAATCTTTGCACAGGCGTGGGCGCATCGGTGGGTTGCCCCTTGTCGCCGCCTTTGTCCTGTCCCATAAATATACCTACCTTCCTGTGGTTTGTCAACTGTCAAGCTATAGCTTAACATTTGACGGTGATTTGTTAAGCTGTAGCTTTACTCTGCCAGCTTCAGCCCCTTGTACTTCTCGTTTTGCGCCGCTAGGCGCGCCTGCTGTGCATCCCACGCTTCTTTCTTCTCCGCGAGGATGCGAAATCCGGTGTGCACGTCGTTGAGCGCTTGCAAGCGGTGCCACCAGAACTCACGTCTCTCGGGTGTATCCGCCGTGCGCATGTTGTACACATACTCGGAGTCGAGAGCTTGGAACATTTCCATGAAGATGTCTTGCTTC